GCGCTCTTCTCATGGAGATCCTAAAACTTGCAGACAACCCCAACATCAAAATTGCCTTCGACCAGTTGAAGGAAGGTGCACCTGCATTAGGCGAAATGCTAGGCAAGATGATTGATGCTGGACCATCTTTCGCCACTTTCCTGTCGACAGTTACAGAAATTACCAACAAGTTAACTGATGACAAGCAGATAAATGCCTTCTTTGACACTCTAAATGAAGGTGCGTCTGCTTTTAATGACTTCCTAGACGGAGACGTCGCAAAAAGACTTTTGGACAACTTAGGCCCCGTATTTGCAACATTAAGTGCAATAGGTGTTATTTTTGATGTCATTAAGTTTGCTTTTAATGTAATCGTTGGATACGCCATAGCTGTTGCCGTTTTTGGAGAGAAGTTTCTCACTAAGATCTTCGACCCCTTAAAGAAAGTTATTGGCGGCATAGCAAGTGGTAAAACCGGTATTGGCGGAATAATGAAGATGCTAAAAGGCCCTGGGCTAATCGGACTATTTATAATACTTGTTGCTAAAGCAGTAGAGTTCTACAATACCATTGAGAGCTTCAAGGAGATGGTAGATAATGTCTTTGGAAGGGTGAAAGAGAGCTTTGACAGGTTAATGGAGGGGGTGAGTGAGCTGTTCGGGAAGATCTTTGGAAGCGGTGATGGCAGCCTCCTTGGAGCATTAGATCCAGTTATACAGATTATCCTAGAGATACTAATTCCAGCACTAGGATATGCAATAGAGCAAATTTTAAGTGCTATGACCTTTATTATAGACCTCGCCAACTCTCTCCTAGATGTAGTAATCCCAATAATCACAAGAATAGCGGAGGCTCTCGGCATGCTATTTGAGGGCGATGTGCTGGGATTCTTCAATAAAATGATGGAGACATTCGGTGTCTTTTTGGTCGGGCTTATTCAGCTTGTGGTTAACGGAATAATTGACCTTGTCAACTTTGGTATTCGAGGTGTAAATAACCTAATTGGCATGATAACTAACGGCAAACTAGGCGACTTCATGAGGGACGTTTTTGATATTGATCTCTCAAATGTAAAAATACCCGAAATTAGAAACGTAGACATGTTAGGAACAATCCAAAGAAACCAAGACAATAAAGCTATTCGAGATAACACTAACAGCTTCGGCGGTGCTGACCGTAGGGCAATGAGCAGCATGACTTCAAGTAGCATGTCCTCCAAAGTTACAGATTCAGCTGTATATAAAGATTACGCCGCTAAACAAGACATTAACGTTACCATAAATGGCAGTAACATGACCTCAAAAGAACAGGCGACCGAGATCGGAAGACAAATTTCTAGACAGGCGCTGAAAGGGACTATCTAATGACTGGATACTACGAAACAACTCCAAACGTCACGGAACAGTCTGAGGAAAACAGGGTTGTAAACAAAGCCCTAACCCCTCTGCCGACCCCACACCTGACTGGGTTAAAATTAAAGGCTGACATAAGCATTAATGGTCTAGTTTTGAACACAATCGACGAGAATAATGTGGTCTGGGTCGTTACTGAAATTGATGGCTGGTGGAACCTCCCTGAATCAGAACTGCCAGACTTACCTCGAGGATACGCGGACGGCTCTTATGATGCAGTTGGTCGATTTTCTAACAGGATACTATCACTCAATGGGTCTTTTCTACCCCAGGATCCTGCTGATGCACCTGCTGCACGAGACGCACTTATTCAAGCAATTACTCTAGTAAAAACTGGTGGCTGGCTCCTAGTAGATGAAGGACCCGTTCGCGGTGCGTATGTTCGACTTAGCGGGTCCCCCCTGATCACAAGCGTAAACGCTAGAGGTAGGCATGACTTCTCTATTGGCCTCAAGGCTGTTGACCCAACTAAATATGAGTACATTGATGGGAATCCAGACGGCTATGACTATGCAGATATTGCATCGGGTGGCAGTGTTACCGTAACTAATGGCGGAAATATTGCAGTACCAATAGTTCTAGGAGTAACGGGAGGCCTTACTGGTGTATCACCTGCCTCGCCTGCCCTTATCTATACTGGCTCAACACCAAACACTGACCCCACTATAAAAATAATTGCAACTGTTACTCCGGCAGAGACACTAGAGATTGACACGTACAATCGTGAGGTTCTTGCAGTCGAAGGCACTTCCATCTTAAATGCTAGATCTAGGGTTTCTGTCTTAGTTGACTGGATATACTTGGAGCCCGGCACAACTACTATAAACTTTGTGGACCCCTCAGTAGGAACATCAGCCAGTTGTCGTATATACTGGAGATCTGGCTGGATCGGCTAACTGCTAGACTAACAGAAAGACATACAAGGACAAAAGATGCCAATATCCACTTCACCAGAAAATGAAGCAGTAGATTACCGATACTACGTTTACGATCTCATGACTAATGAGCTACTAGTAGAGGTACCTTTTCGCGGTGTCTCCTACTCTAGATCACTAACCGAGGCTGGCGTATTTATCGGAGATATTGCAGTAACTGAGGACACGTATAATCTCAGTCTTTACGAAAATACTTTGCCCGCTAGAACGGCTCTTTTTGCTATGCGAAATGGCCTCTGCGTTTGGGGTGGAATAATCTGGAACCGTAGCTACAGTCTCGTTGATAAGATATTGAGCGTAACAGCCACAGAATTTACAAGCTACCTTTCACATAGGGTAGTCTGGAAAACCTGGAATAGTTCATACGAGGCCATAGCAGAAGTAGACGGCAATACTAATATCATGACCATTACTTTAACTGGCGGGCAGTATACTTTCACTGTTGGCGAGCTAGTCTATCTTTACTGGTTCGAGGAGTACGCCAAGTACAGCGGCTACTTTGAGGTCCTAACTGAGGGTTATACTGAAGATGATAGGTCTGTAATAACGGTGCCTGCAACCTACACAGACGCTAACAACAAGGACGATACTAAGAATATCCCTACAATGTCTATCGGTGTAGACAATCCAATTACCGTAGAGACACGTCAAGACAACTATCAATTCGCCCAAGACCTATTACGTGAACTAGAAACTGATCTTTTTGACTTTGACTTTGCCAATGATGAAATCCGCCCCGGTATTGACCTCTATAACCCTATTGAAACTATTGGAAGAAGTAACAATCTTGCTACAGTAGTGACTACGAAAAAGCATGAACTTGTCACTGGACAGAAAGTTAGGCTAACTGACGTTCAGGCAGATGAAGATTTTAATGCTATTGAAGCAATAGTTTTTTCTGTGATAAGCGATTACAGCTTCTCGTACACTAACGAAGGATCCAACGTATCAACCGTTGGCGAGAGCGCTGCAGTGCGTGTAGTTTCGTCTTTTAAGCGGGACACTAGCTTTTCCACGTTTACTACGGCCACTGAGCACGGGTACTTACCTGGGAGCATCGTCTACGTTGACGCTGTGAGCGAGTCGTTTGACGGATTCCACACAGTTTACGACATCATAACGCCTACTCAGTTTAGAGTGGTCCAATTTGGGGGTAATATCGCAACTAGTAGGACCGATACGGATGCAGGAACTCCGACTGTCACCAGAATTGCCGCCGCCTCGTATGGCACTTTTGGGGAGCATACAACCCTTGGCAACCTGGGCTTTGATTTTAGTCGTAATGCTGACTTTAGTTCTAAGTTAGAGGCAAATCCTGTGATTAGAGGCTTCGAGCTACAAACTGTTGCAGAAGTACTGGAAGAGTACTCTACGAAGCCAAATGGCTTCGAGTATAGAGTTGACTGTGAATTTGACTCAGCAACTGAGACTTTTAAGAAGTACTTCACATTTCTACCCCTAACTCCAGCTTCATTAACTGAATGGCTAGCTGGCCAAGCCGACGGGTATACGGGTGGGATACCAGCCGAAGCCTACGGAGCAGAGGAGAGAATGTTTGAGTACCCCGGAAATGTTCTTGAGGCCCAATTTGACGAGAGTGCTGAAGATTCAGCTACTAGGTTCTTCGTTCAAGGAAAAGACCCCCGGCTAAGTTCTAGCGCTAGCCAACCGTATTCCGGTGCATCTAACCACAAATTGTTGAATCAAGGTTGGCCATTGCTAGATGCTGTCGAAGATTTAGACACTCCCTACGAAACCGTACTATGGAAGCAGGCCTCTAGGCTTCTAGAGGAGTCAGTCCCGCCGATTAGCACCTTTACTATCTCTGTTAACGGATCTGCCAACCCTAAGCTTGGAACATATAGCCCGGGAGATTGGTGCTCAGTAAAACTTAATGACGACTTTGTGGCCTTGAGAGCCAGCAGTTACTTGGAGCAAGACTATGGAAGTGACTCAGGGGTCTTAATTAGAAAAATAATCTCCTTCAGTGTTAGCGTCCCTGATACAAGCAATTACCCTGAAGAGGTTTCGTTGGAGCTCATCATTGAGCCTTCCGTTCCTATTTCTGGGGTCACGATTCAAGATGGAAAGGTATACCTATAATGGGAATTCGCAGAAGAAAGAGGAAGCTCTCAACCTTAATGAGCAGGCTTGACCAGCGTGTAAGATCCGTAGAGTTGAGACCGATCAGCTTGCTGACAGACGGACAGGTCCAGTCTGCTGTTAATTTTGCGGCTAGCACCCCTACTCCTGTTACCTTAGTTTCTGGCACTGCCCCTAACGAATGGCGTCCAATACACGACGCTTACTACTACCCAAAAAAGTTAACTGGTAGTACTGAAGACAGAGTAGAGATATACCTAGAAGCTGATATCTCTGCCGAAATTGGGACCACTCTTGCTGTGAGTGGGATCCACGGAACTAGCACGGAAGAAATTGATGTAGATAGTGATGCATTCTCGCTACTTGCTTCAGATACTCCACCTTGGAGCGATAGACCTAGCTACTCCCATAACCCAGAAACTAGTCAATTACCTGGTGTTACTATCACCAATACTTACTCATTTAAGCCAGAAACTCTTGCTCCTAGCACATGGACTACCCGAAAAAGGCTGCAGACAAAGCGTGCAGTAGACTCCTTCGAGATCACTGGTCTTGAGGTCACTCTGACGATGAATGCCGTTCACAAGTTTGAGGCGGGCAATGAAATATACATCAACATTCTTATTGATCAAATAAATAATGACGAGAGTCGAATTGCATCTGGAATGGATGGATTCTTTTACATAGATTCAGTTACTGACAATACTATTACTTATACCCTTACTGCAGGTGTAGACGAGCCTACAGATGAGATAACTCCCGTTTCTGACGTTTACGTTTTTCCACTTGCTCGAAGTTGGGTTCAAGTTGGCTCTATTTGGGTTAACAGCTCATCAAAAGAGACTTACTACTGGGATGGCCTGCGGTGGGTGGAATACACTCCTACGTCAGACATTAGCGCTGACGGAGACCCCCCTAACCCCCCAACATCAATTAACATCACTAGCGATGTTGAGTTTGACCCAGTAACTTCTAGGCCTGTTGCTCTGGTTACAACTTCGTGGTCACCTCCAACAACTAGCGTCTCTGGCGATACTATAACTGACTTGGCCGGGCACCTCATTAGGTACAGAGCCGGCTCTTCAGGGAACTGGTCATCTCAGGATGTCCCAATAGCTTCTGGAAGTTCTTACACATTTAGTGGAAACGATTTTAGGCAAGGAACAGCTTACTCTTTTGAGGTTCTAGCCTACGACAGCGGCGATCAGTATTCTGCGGCCCTACTTGGCTCGCATACAACGGCGGCATCGTCTTCTGTTACGACAATAACAAGCATTAGGCCTACTGCTCCTACTTCCTCTAGCTACTTAGGGACTATAACCTTAGTTTGGGACGGTGGTGTTGAAAATACCAGCGGAGTCGCCCAAACCCTGCCACCCGGACTAGTAACACTTCAGGTTCATAGGGACGCAGCGTCTTCAAGCTTTACGCCTTCTCTTAGCAGTAAGGTAGCCTCTCTTTCGGCTGCTCCAAATCAGACCTTTGTAGACGTAAACATTCAATACGGTACCGATTACTACTATAAGTTTGTTCTAGAGGACGCTAACACTATTGAAAGTCTTCCATCTCTACCTGTAACTGGTCAAACAGCCAGTCTTGTCGATGCTGGTGCAATCTCCAGCATAATCACTGCCGCTAATATCACTCCTGGGACGATCGTCACCGGCGAGAATATTATTGGCATAAATATTACCGGCCAGCTAATTCAGGGTAATGAGATCAACGGTGATGTTATCAAAGCCAATACTCTAGAGGCTAATAGAATTAAGTCGGGAGTACTTGACGCTGCTCTTGTTGTGGGTAGCTCTATTCGTACTACTTTGACAGGTAACCAAAGAGTGGAGCTAAATAATGCTGGTATTTTTGCGTATGATTCTGCTGGCACTCCTAAGTTTCAGGCCCTAAACAATGGTTCAGTTTTCATAGCAGACGGCGTTCAGATCGGAGGCTACGCTACTAGTTCAGATTTAAGTAGCGTAAGCGGTGTTGCAAATCAAGCCAATCAGACTGCAGATCAAGCCAATCAGACTGCAGGTCAAGCCAATCAGACTGCAGGTCAAGCTGCTATTGACGTAAATGCGGCTGAGACTGCCATAAGTAACGTCAGAGATAATGTTTATTTTCCTGGCACTACTCAAATTAATGGTGGAAACCTAAGAACCGGTACTGTTGTCGCTGATCAGTTGGCTGCTGGGTTTATTCTCACTGACTTTATTAGCACCGGTGCTCAGGGGACTCCGCGAATTGAAATTAGAGGTAGCAGTCAGGCAAATCCAGGCATTATTGGCCTCACTGGGTTAGGCGAACCGAATGCAACAAACTTTAGATTCTACAATAACGGCCAGAGCTACTTAGACAACGTTACGGTTGCTGGAACCCTCTCTGTAACTGGAAACATAACCGGCGGAACGATTAGGACATCTTCTGGAAGTAAGCGCGTTGAGATGCTCGGCAGCACTAATTCTTTGCGATTTTACAGTGGCAACAGCCTAAAGGGTGAAATCGAGGGTGACAGCATTGGTGTCAATATCACTGACAACACTTCCGGAGGCTTTGCTCGGATCGGAGCGGGTGGCGTGTTTCTTGGTAGAAATGGGTCTACCGGCGCGTATGTGGACAGTAACGGACTGGAGCTCTCTGTTGTCGGCACAACGAATTTCGCGGCAAACCTTAGAAGAGCCAGTGCTGGAACCGCTCTTCAGGTGACTAGCTCTGATTCTAGAATAAAGACCAACGTAACCAATATCGCCAGTGGATTAGACATTGTTGCCCAACTGCGACCAATCACTTTCACTAGCAAGGTGGACGACCCCGATTTGACATTCCCTGGATTCTTAGCTCAAGAGGTGCGGGCTGTCTTCCCACCTGAATATCGAGTAGTCTCTGAAAATGTTGGAGCTGTTCCAGACATGGATGGGGCAGATGCTGAAGACTTTGCTGCCAACCCGCTACTAAGTCTTAATCACGTAGAGTTGATCCCGTATCTCACTAAAGCTATACAGGAGTTATCAGCTAAGAACGACGCACTTGAGGCTAGACTAGAAGCACTAGAAGAAAACTAACGACATATGTACTCAGTAAAAGATGGAGATAGGACCCTTCAGTTCGAAGGTGCCCTACTTGCTAAGTCAACTTCAGCACGTAGAGGCTCGTACCGCTGGATCGAGTTTGAGCTGTACAAAACAGAATCTGGCTCCTATATTCTCTCTCGTATCGGCGTTTCTCTTATTTTCCATGGGGCCGCATGTCCGCTCGTGTCTAAATATAAGCTAACAGAGGGCGCTAACTACGATTTAGCACCCAATGCCCAACCTTGCGGCGACTGTGAACCTGATTTCGGTCTAGATTTAGTCTTCCCCGAGAAGTACCGCTATTGGGCACAAGTAAGTGACAAGCCTGAAGCTGTTATGGACGCATTGTACAAATATGATGACAAAAATGGTACCCAGTATTTAACTAGCGTGGCACAGAGATTATTAAAAGATGCAGCACAAGTTGACTTTGGCGTTGCAGAGATCTATAATGTTGAGATAATACCTTAACGAAAGATTTAAAATGACAACTGGTCTAGACGGAGTACAACTCCACTTGGTAGACACAGTTGACAAAGCTAGAGAGTTCCTAACTTGGTTAGGAGAGCGGCGTCCGCTGGAAGCCATCGCAATCGACACCGAAACCGGAGAACTTCCCGGTAAGCCTCGTAAAGATGCACTTTCCCCCTGGCACGGCCAGTTACGGCTAGTTCAGGTTGGCGACGCCATGACTGGTTGGTCAATTCCTTGGGATGATTGGAAGGGCGTCTTCTATGAAGGTATGTCCAAATTTGAAGGCCCCATAGTCTGCCATAATATTGCCTTTGAGGCCAAATGGTTTGACCAACACTCGGCTTGGAAAATGCCGTGGCATCGCTCTCACGACACAATGATTATGGCTAAGCTCATAGATCCACTCGGGTCCGGAGCTCTAAAAAAGTTGACTTCCCAATATGTGGACTCAAAGGCAGCGGCAGCTCAATCCGTTTTGGACTATGGCATGACCGACAATGGGTGGACTTGGGGCACTGTGCCCATTAAGTTTGACCCCTATTGGCAGTATGGTGCCCTTGATCCCGTCCTAACCATGAGACTCTTTGAGAGGTTCTGGGAGAAGACTGCTCCAGGCAAGCCATACAGCATGGCGTACGAGCTGGAAATGAACACCAGACGTATCGCGACAACAATGGAACTAAACGGTGCTCGCCTAGATCTTGCCTACTCTCAGAAGAAGTACGATGAATTAATTTCGTATACAGATCAGGTGCGCGACTGGGGTAAGGCTCAGTATGGAATACCGGTCGGTAGTAACCAGCAACTGGTTAAAGTGTTTGAAGGCCTGGGCGCTACTATCACTGAGCTCACGGAGACCGGACAAAAGTCTGCTAACGCTGACCAGCTAAAAATGCTGGTCCGTGACGGCAGCCCAGAGATTCAGCAGTTAGCTGACACCACTCTTAAGTACCGTAAGGCTCTTAAAGTTGCTAACACCTATTTCTCTAATTTTATCACTGACAATATTGATGGCTACGTTCACCCGTCTATCAACACTATGGGTGCTCGTACTGGTCGTATGTCCATTCAGAACCCAGCTCTGCAGACTCTCCCCAAAGGCGATGATACCGTTCGTCGTGCATTCTTGCCAAAAGATGACGACCACGTAATTATCACCTCGGACCTTGACCAGGTGGAGTTCCGTATGTTTGCGACTTTATCTCAGGATCCAAACCTGATTCAACTCTTTTTGCGAGCAGATGCTACTGGTTCTGACCCGTTTACTGAGATTGGCCGTGAGATATACCAAGATCCGACTATGGAGAAGTCTGATAGACGACGTGCCCTAATTAAGGGAGTTGTTTATGGGCGTCTATATGGTGCTGGCATAGCTAAGCAGGCACTTACTGCAGGCGTAGCCGAGGAGCAGATGCGTGCAGTATCGGATAGCTTTGACACTAGGTTCCCGGGTATGCAGGGATTCCAGAAAGCTGTAGAGGCTAGAGGCCTTGAGAGGCTAGAGGCAGAAGGTACGGGATACGTAAATACCTGGACGGGTCGACGCCTACCGTGCGATGATGACCGTGTGTACACACTGGTTAACTACCTAATTCAAGGGGGAGCAGCTGAAGTGTTTAAATCTAATTTAGTAAAACTAGACCAAGCTGACCTGACTGACTTGCTAATTGTCCCGGTTCACGACGAGATTGTACTGAATGCGCCCAGAAAGGACGCAGAGGAGATCAAAAGAATAGTGAAGGAGTGTATGACTACAACAGAAGGTTGGGCTGTACCGCTAACTGCGGACGTTGAAGGACCTCTAGAGAATTGGGGGGTGAAGTACGCATGATTTATGTATTGGCAGTTGACCCAGGGAAAGCTACTGGTATAGCCCTATTCAGCCGTGACGGACTTGCTGAGCCAGTTCTAGAGTGGTCTGTTGAAGTACAACAGGAAGAGTATGCGGAGGTCATACGCATGGTCCTGTGGGATCCTGTGATGCGGTATAACCTAGATATTACTTGCGAGCGGTTTACGATTAATGCGAAGACAGTTAAAAACACTCAAGCGCCATACTCTCTAGAGCAGATTGGCATACTTAAGCAGTGCCTAATGGATAATGGACGTCCAGCTGACGATATTTACTTTCAATCGCCTGCAGATGCAAAAGCAATGTTTGACAACCCTAAGCTTAAGAAGCTAGAGTACTGGCACAGGGGTGGCGAAGGTCACGCACTTGATGCTATTAGACATGGCCTACTAAGATTGGTAAAAACTGGCTGGAAACCTATAGCATTGCTACAAGATTAAAACTATTATCAAGAAACAGTAGACAGAAACATTTTTTTCTGATAATATAATTACTTAATGACGAAGGAGGACAGATTGGCTGTCTATGTAGAGCTTGACGGTGAGCACATCATCATAAACACCGAATGGCGTCTAAAAGAGGTCTGTAGAGCCCTTCCTGGCTCGAAATGGGACGCTGCCAAGAATGTTTGGCGTATCCCTGTCTCGTGGACTGGATGTCTATCGCTTCGTTCAACCTTCAAGGACCAACTTGAGATTGGCCCACTGCTCAAAGAATGGGCGTCTAATGAGCGATTGACTAGAATTGACCCAGCAAATGCTCTTAGAGAGCTTGAAACTTCAGACACTGGCGATGAAGACCTCTTCCCCCACCAAAGAGCTGGCGTAGAGTTCCTCACAACGGCTCGCAGGGCACTCTTAGCGGACGAACCAGGCCTAGGTAAGACCGCTCAGGCTATTAGGTCCCTAAAGGCCTTACAGGACCGCGGAGAGGAAGTTTTCCCGGCTTTGATTGTCTGCCCCAACACTTTGAAGGCCAACTGGGCGAGAGAGTTTGAGAAGTGGTGGCCAGGGACTAACGTTCAGATCATTAAAGGCACTGCTACTCAGCGGAGAAAGGCTTTCGAGACAGAAGCAGATGTCTACATCATAAATTGGGAGTCCCTTCGGACTCACTCTAAACTTCAGTCTTATGGAGGCATTGCCCTGGCCCGCTGTGTAGCATGCGGTGGCCACAATTCTGCTGTCTCAGAGGGCAGATGCGAGGTACACAACAGAGAATTGAATGATATCCCCTTTAAGGCAGTAGTTGCCGATGAAATTCACCGGTCTAAGGACCCTAAGTCCAAGCAAACACGAGCTCTCTGGGCTGCTAGCGGTGCTGCAGATCTTAGATTTGCACTTACCGGTACTCCTATAGCAAATAATGTTGTAGACCTGTACCCGATCCTGCGTTGGCTAGACGACAAAGAGTGGCCAAGCAAGACTAAGTGGATTGACCGCTATGTCAACACTATGATGAATGCTTTTGGTGGAATGATGATCCTAGGGCTTAAGCCACACATGGAGGATGAATTCTATGCCGGGATACATCCTCGCATGCGTCGCATGCTTAAAGCCCGTGTGCTCCCGTGGCTTCCAGAGATTATTAATGATCGCAGAGACGTTGAGATGGGCGCTAAACAGGCAAAGGCCTATAAGCAAATGCTTGAGAATATGATCGCACTGCTGGACTCGACCCCTGCCGAACAGTTTGAGCAAATAGATATGGACTCTGGTAACGGCGAAGGTGGTGTTATTGTTGCACCTAATCCGCTCACTCAAACGATGAGATTGCTCCAGTTTGCTAGCTCTTACGGTCAGATGACAATAGACGAATCCGGCGATGAGAAATTACTGCTGTCTGACCCGTCTTGCAAGGTAGATGCCTTGATGGATGACGTCAAAAACGGAGACTTTGGAGACGACTCTGTCGCCGTCTGCGCTGTCTCTCGACAGTTGATTGAGATACTGAGCGCCCGCATGACCAAAGAAGGTATGGCCCACGGTTTGATTACCGGCTCACAGTCGGGTGACGAGCGTCAAAAGGCAGTCGACGACTTTCAGGCTGGACGTATTAAGTGGATTCTCTTCACTGCGCAAGCTGGTGGTGTTGGAATTACCTTGACAGCAGCAAGAAGACTTGTTATGCTTCAGAGACCGTGGTCACTTGTTGACCACAAGCAGGCAATGGATCGCGTTCACAGGATTGGGTCAGAAATACACGACTCAGTGATTATCACGGACTATGTGACTGAAGGAACTATCGAAGAGCGTGTAATTGAAGCGCTTGACGTGAAGTCCGAAAATTTTGACCAGATTGTAAAAGATAAGGCCAAGCTATTAGAACTATTAGAAAACAGTAAGAAAGGAAAATAATGTCAGAACCAATTAGAATCTCTAACTCAGAAATACAGACGTTCAAGGACTGCAGGCGACGTTGGTGGTTAACTTACTACAGACGCTTAAAGCCAAAGATTCAAAACTTTACTGGAGCATTAGCACTAGGGTCTCGCATTCACGAGGCGCTGGATCGTCACTACTCAACGGGGCAGGACCTCCTAGAGGCTCACACCGACTTAATACGAGAAGACATGAAGAAGATGAGTGACTCTTACAGGGATACTACATCTCTAGAGTCTGAGGCTGACCTTGGTCGCATTATGCTTGAAGGCTACCTAGAGTGGGTAGAAGAAGAGGGCATTGACGCTGAACTTGAGATGATCTCGACCGAAGAGATCCTAGAACGCCCAATGCTTGACGGTAAAGTCGTCCTTCAGGGAAAGATTGACATGCGTGTACGTCGAAAGCTTGACGGCGCACGTATGATTCGTGACTTTAAAACTGTAGGTGGCTCTTTTGCCGACTTTGGCTCCATGGCGCACATGAACGAGCAGGTAAAGACCTACATGCTCCTAGACGAGGCCCAAGAGGTTCCAGGGGAGCGCACGGATGGAGCTATATTCACAATGCTTCGGAAGGTTAAGCGTGGCGCATACGCTAAGCCACCATTCTACGAACAGATTGAGGTTCGACACAATAGATTTACACTCCGTGCTTTTCTAGATCAGCTAGAAGGCACACTGACCGACATGCTAGACGTGCGTGAAGCACTCGATGCTGGCGGTAGTCACTATAGAAATGCATATCCTACACCAACTAAGGATTGCAAGTGGAAGTGTCAATTCTTCGCTACTTGTCCGCTCTTTGATGACGGCTCTGCCGCAGAGGCGGCACTTAGCGATGCGTTTGCGGTCTCCGACCCTTACGGCTACTATGGAATAACAGAAGAGAAGAAAGGAAGTGAGTAATGTCTGACGTCGATCGCAGTTTAACAATTATGGTTTATGGCGAATCCAAGGTTGGAAAATCCAGCTTTGCAGTCACGGCACCATACCCACGCCTAATGCTCGATGTTGAGGGTGGGCATAGATTCCTACCAGTAACTATCAAGTATTGGGACCCAATGACCGAAGAGCCGCCATTGGCTGACGGTACTTGGGATACGGTTGTAGTCAAAGTTAATGATTACGATGTAGTAATGAAGGCATTCCAATGGCTTCAGAGTGGTAAGCACCAGTTCAAGTCCCTAATCATTGACTCTATCTCGGAGTTGCAGGTTAAGTGCATGGACAACATCGCTGGCACAGAGCAAATGAAGATGCAACAGTGGGGCGAACTACTTCGCCACATGGGTGCACTACTTCGTGACCTTCGTGACCTCACGATGCACCCAACTCAGCCTTTAGAGGCTGTAGTACTGACAGCCATGGCACGTAAGGGGCAAGACGGTGTATTCCGTCCTTACCTACAGGGTCAGCTGGCTATTCAGGCCCCCTACTTCTATGACATTCTTGGCGCTATCACAGTGGAGACGGAACCAAATCCTGACCCGATGCAAGCACCCCTAAAGGTAAGACGCATGTATGTTGAGCGTACGCCTGAATGGGAGGCCGGAGAGCGCGTCCAAGGCCGTCTAGGCAAAATAGTACAGCAGGGAGACCTGGGCGTCGAACGCATGCTAGATATGGTTTTTGGCGAGAAAAAGACCGAAACAGCAGCTACACTAACTAACTAACTAACTAACTAACTAAGTAAGGAATAAAATCATGAGTACAGTTAATTTTGCAGAGCTACTGGCGCAAGCTGGTACCGCAGCAACAAGCAACAACTACGAGCCACTACCAGATGGTGACTATGAGTTGAAAGTAGTCGAGGCAGAAGCAAAGACAACTTCAACTGGGAAGCTAATGTTCAAGATAACGAACGAAGTTCAAGGTGGAGCTCACGATAAGCGCCGCGTTTGGGACCAGCTAGTAGTTACAGCTGACAACCCGAAAGCTATGAACATGTTCTTCATGAAGGCCAGCGCAATGGGATTGGGCCAGGAGTATTGGGCTCAGAACCCAACCCCTGCTCAGATCGAACAGGCGTTCCCTGGCCGCTCTTTCCGTGGGACTCTAGGTACACGTACCTATAACGGTAACCAGAGCAACGAGATCAAGCGTTACTACGCTAGTACCGCTGCAGCTGCAGCTTCACCTGCAGCACCGGCTCCTGTAGCTGCTGCTGCTCCAGCTCCAGCTCCAGCTCCAGCTCCAGCTCCAGCTCCAGTGGCTGCTGCCCCTGCTCCTGCAGCACCAATTACTGCAGATACCCCGTTCTAAACAATAGAATATAAGCAGAAGGCGGGGCCTTAGGGCCCTGCCTCCTCCTTAAGGAGAGATTATGAAAATACTTTTTACTGGAATGAGCTCTAGTCACTGTAAAGAGACTAAGAATGTGTCATTCTTTAGTACTCTCGCATTGGCTTACGGCGAGGTTGCCACTGTAACCTGGGACTCACCCAAGACATGGTGGACTAGATCTAACCTAGAAGAATTTGACTTGATAGTTTTTGGGTTCTCCCCTCCAACATCTCCTGCAGCAAACAAGCTATACGGAGCACTACACGTGCTCAACCTTATGTACGAGTCTCCCAAGCTGCGCTTGGTTGTAGATAGCCCTCAGATTTGGCAATACAAAAATAGTATCCGGTCATTTAAGCGTGATCCTGATCAGGTATTCAGCAGCTTTTTCTCTAATCGTGTTGACTACTCGGTCTCTAAGAGTGGCCCAGTTAGATCAGCTATTGCGTCAGTTGCAGAGAAGATGGGGTCTCTTCCGTGGCCTAAAACTTTTGTGCCCGCTGTCCCTTGGCTCTCAACAGCAGATTTAGCAGCAAAGGCTTCTTTTATAAGCCCTAAAGCGATTATACCTATCTCTATAGACAGTTTTTTACTGCAGGATCCAACCAGCTCGCCGCTCAGGTCCAACACCTGGGCAGTGGAGAATCTAAATAGCTCTTGGTGGAAAACTGTAAACTTAACCACAAGGTATTCGGGAATAGCCACAGTGTCCGGGTCTAAGGACAAAGACGCACAAGCAATGGAAGTAATAAAGAGCTCGCTAGCGTTAGTAGTGCCTCCTCAAGACCGTAAAATGGGAACTTGGTGGTCGTACAGAGTGCTGCAAGCCCTTAATTCCGGAACACCTGTGGTGACATATTGGCAGGACACTTCTGACTTCGATTCATCGTGGGCATACCTTGCATATCAGATAGAGGATGCAGACCCATTTGAGCGCCAAAAAGTAGCGTCCGACCAGTTAGCAGCATACAGAAAAAGTATTCCAAGTAAAGAGGAAACATTAAACACGCTAAAATCTATAGTGATAGACTTATCGAAGGAGAGAATATAATGCCAGAAATGAACAATGAGTGGATTAAAGAGCAGCTAGCGGCTGCAAGAGTTAAAGTTGGATCGGGTAAGGCTATACTAAAGCTTCTCGAAACCTGGGAGTCACTACCGCCTCTAAGTGAGAAGATGACAGAGGAAGTTTTGACCATATTCCCTCAGCTCGCCATGGGATACGCTCTTAAAGATGAAGACACTAACCCTGAGTATAGCTGGCGTCCGCTTCAACCTGGCCAAGTTGTAGTTGGAGACGTTGTTCGCGTTAAAGGTGACGGTTTTGCTGATAAATTAGGCCCCATCCACAATGGGAGACTTGGCACTGTAGTGGCTGTCCGATATGGGGATGTAATTTTTAACAGTACAGACGGAAAAAATCCTGACCTTAAGGGTGTCCACTACTCTCCCTATAAACTAGAGAAACGCTACGGGTTAACTCAATAATGCGAACATCATTTGAGCTAAAAGTTGCAGCAGAGACTTTAGAGGAAGCAAAAACTCTAGCTATGGGTAAAATTGCACTATTCCTCGAAATTCCCATTGAAGAGGTCTTGGATCAGGTTACTCTAGAGATTAAGGTCTCGTACCCTAAAGCTGAGACCATATCTGAGGTTGAAGAAGCTCAGAAAGCAGATATATTTGTTGTAACTGCCTTTGGCTCTCTAAAACAAGGTTTAGTTAAGCCCTTTGGCAACAAGTAACTAGTTTTGTAATCTACGGTGAACCACCGTAATGCCTTATATAAGCTTATTTATGTGGACGTATTAAAATTAAGGCTACCTAAGGATCCCAGTTGGATTACTTGGGACGGTGACGGCTTCCCACGCCAAGGGTCAGAAGACTCTATTATATTTTTCTTGAGTGAGCACATATACTTCGACAGTGATATCTCCTACAGGAGGTCTCTAGCTTCCGCCATACAGCAAGAAGGCGTATCCGAGACGGCTGGTGCTGCCCATAGGCTTATAGACGCAGCATGGATGACTAAAGCCGGGTACTCCTACCTTGAGGGCGAAAGATTCCCTACCTACTACGACTTATCAGACGAAGAGTATGAACGAGACGCAACTTTTGTGGAGGTAGATATTGTTTAGTCAATCACCAGATTGGCACGATAAAGGAGAGTGTGCTAAACCAGAGAATCTAGACAAGATGGGTAGTTTTTTTGCTAACAAGCCCTCTCAGCAGTTAGAGGCTAAAAAGCTATGTAGTGCTTGCCCGGTTAAGCGCGACTGTATTAAGTGGGCACTTGACAACAAACAGCTTTGGGGTATCTGGGGTGGCTTGGACTACCAGCAGGTGAGAAATACTCTTTCCGTAAACTGGGACGGACAAGAGATGCGATATAAAAAGTTCCCCCTCTGCCCAAGCTGTCGTGCAAAAACTGACAAGCTAATAATCGCTACAGTAGATCGGCCTGACGGCGGCCGATGGGCAACTATGAAGATAGTTGGCTGCAGCGAGTGCAAATTCACGTGGCAAAGTAGAACTAGTGCTAACGCGGTAGAGGCATTTCATGCCCTTATCGAGAAAAACAAAGAAAACTAGATTTTACCTAAATAATACTCTAAATTGTTGTTTAGCCGAGAATCATCAGGATTTAGCTCTATAGCCTGTTTTCCGTATAGAATAGAGTTTTCAAAGTCTCCCAGCCAATAGCTGGATATAGCAGCTAAATCCCATGGGAGGTACCCCCATGCGAAATCTTCGCATAAAAAGTCCAATGGCTTATTTTCAATATCTAACGCCATTTTTGCGTATTTCAAGCATTCCTGCCAGTTAGACTCAGTGAAGTACAATTGAGAGAGTTCAACTAAGGACTCTCTTCGACCAGGAGCTTGGAGAATTGCCGATAAAAGCCACTTTTCACTCTCAACGGGAGTCATCTTGGCTAAATACCTCATAGAGGCAGCTCGTTCCGGTGCCCAAAGGGCCGTAGGGAGGGCAAGATGGCGTTTAAACTCTTCTATTGCTTCAGGATACTTATTCCAGAAGAAAAGTTCTCTGGCATAGTAATAAGCATTTCGGTCATCATTTGGTGCCTCATCGATAGACATCTTTAGAAGGGAAAAATACTGAGCCCTTGACTTAGTTTTGTCTGGGTGGTGTTGAATCTTAAGCCCAATCCATCCTTGAGTCTCTGGAATCTCCCCGTAAGGCCGTAAAACCTCATGAACTGGGTGCGTCCACCTATACCCAGCTCTAGCGTGAATCTTGTCACCGCCATACTGGAGCCCTGGCTCGGTCTCAGCGTCGTTTTTCCAGTTCCACGTATATTCATACCTCGGACGCGTCCAGCCCTTCTCTAGGGCATTCTCGAGCTCCTCACGCCATCCTGGTAAGAGGACCTCATCCATATCTAAGGCGATACAGTAGTCAACATCCTCAGGAATCGAAATAAGGGAGGAATTACGTGCGTCATCGAACCGCCAAGGTCGAACTTTTACGTCTATTACGTTAATTCCGAGCTTTTTGGCTACTTTTACGGTATTGTCCGTACTTCCAGTATCTGCGATTAAGAGGTAATCGGCGTCTTTTGCGCTTTCATGCCATTTTTTGACAAAACTCTCCTCATTAAGAGCAATTGTGTATACTGCTACCTTCATGAGCTTAGACTTCACCCTTAACAGCTAAAACGCTGATAAATTCTCGTGGCTCAAAGTCGCCACCGATAACGGCAGTCAGTAATCCGGGCTTTGACTCCATTCCGCTACGATCACGGAACCATTCGCTTCCGGGGTCTGTTGTAGGACACTGCAGCCATAGTCTGTCACTGATATCCATGCTTCTAAAGTTGTGGTAATGGCCCGACACCCACAGGTCAGCCATACCTAGAGCTGTCTGCCCTGCAGCGTGACCGGACAGGAATTTCATAATGTTATTCTGCCCTGCTTGGTGTCCATGGAATAGTCCCAGCATTGAGCCGGCAACGTTAACGGTTAGAGTCTGATGACCGCTAGAGGGATACCTGAACTCAATGTGGGCAAGCTCTGGGTTCTCTGCGCAGATGTCTTGGACTGCAGAAGCGATTTCTACGTTCCAGCCATCAGCCGGGTCAGCAGCTACCTGACGAGTTACCTCGTCATGGTTACCGTTAACAACAGGCACAATCATGTGATCTGTGAGAGGGGCAAAAGCTTTAATCTGTGCCAGAAGTAATCTACGGGCAACTCTTGTCTGCTCTGTGAGCCCTAGATCCGATGCAGCAAGACCCTGAAGCCTTCCATGCTGACTTGTGTTACCTTCAACGTGGTCTCCAGGTAGCGCAAGACAGATAGTTCCTAATGATAGGCCCATCCTCTTATATGCTTCAAACCTGTGTACCGCGCTCTCAGTGAGCTGCAGTAGCCGACCTATAGATTGTGGTGTTCCTTGGTCACCGGCCTTCTTACCGATCTGCTGGTCGCTAGGTGCCACCATGAAGGCACCTGTTCCGGTTGACTTCTTGATGCCCTTAGACGGGCGCCATTTTTTCATCTCGTCCATCAGGGACTCGACGTCGAAGCCATCTTCTGCAACTTGACCTGTTGGTACAAGGTTTACTCGTACCGATTCTAGGTAGTCACCATCAAATTTCTGCCACTTGCCTCTTCGCATGGACGAAACTGTCCACTCTCGAGGATCTAGTCCAAAGTCTTCCAGGACAGTAGTGGCGTCTGTTATTTCGCCTTCCGGGCGAGGGGCGGAGATTACAAAGCCACCTTTAACCGAATCTATATCCATTCGGGACCGCCAGTCTTCCGGGACTCCTACTTTCTTCAAATCTGATCCACTGCGACCAGGTGAACGAAGCTCTTCTAGTTTCTTTGCCAAATCCATTATGCTCCCGTTATCACTCTATAGCAAGCACAGTCTCTACGCCTATGGCGATCAACTGCGCTTGAACTTATATCATAGCCTTCTTCTCGAAGAGCGTATGCGAGTCGTCTGTTCGGCACATAACCTTCGGCTAACGGACTAGAGTTTACAACCGAAATAACGGAGTCTACGTCTGCTTCAGTTAGCTTTGGATCCTGTAGAACTGATATCAGCTTACACATGAAGGTTTTCTTATATGATGTCTTAGCATTCGTTATTCGATCTACTAAAGCCATAATCTCTCCTTAAATACGAGTTGAGACTATGCTACTACATTATTAAGATTTTTGCGACTCTTTGGTCGATAATTATTTGTGTTTGGTTTCACATTCCCGAGCTAGTGATGGTACAACGTGGTGTTTTACGCAAACGGCGCAAACGTATTCTTTTGAATTAGCCAATATGTAGTTACCTCGGGTATCTAGAGATTCTCTCTTAGTAACTATCTTCTCACTATTCGGAAGGTTCTTTTTCTTCTGCCTCTGTAGATTCAGCCTCTAGTTGAGCAGCTTCTTGTCTTCGTGCCAGCTCTACCCTCACTTCTTCGATCTGTAGCGACGCAACAAAAGTCCCATTAAAGACATAATCTCCGGAGTGCGTAATTCTAACCCAGGGGGCTGCCCATACGTCGTTACCGGCCTCACGCCACATTTTGCAGAAAGTATAATCTTCTGACAAGAGAGTTCCGTCCTCATCAATTACAGTTGTAAAAAACTCGGTAACCTGTTCTCCCATATTTATGCCCAGGTTACCGACAGAGTTGTGATTATAGGTGGGGAGAGTCGTTTTCAGTTCTTCGAGAACAGAACGCTTAATTGCCATCATACCGGTTCCTGTAGCTTTAACCTTAAACGGTGCATCACTCTCAAAATCTTTTGCGCCCTCTGGGAACAGGTTGGAGGCGAAGTACCCAGAGTAGAGCGATAGATTTTGGAATCCTGCTAACGCTGCAAGCCTCACATTCTCCCAGTTGATGCCCTTCATCGGGTATATCGCACCAATAAGGTCCTTATCGGATTCAAGCATCCTAAGTACGTCTTCTGCTTCGAATCCATGGTCTGCATCAATAAACAGTAGTACATCGAAATCTGTTTTCAAGAATTTGTGAGCTAGAGTATTTCTAGCTCTAGTGATTAGGCTCTCATTTCCAACCGTCGTAGTCCCAACAGTGTGCCCCGCCTGGGCCAGGGTAGCAACTAGGTTCTGCAGACTTATGGTGTAATTGCTTTTAGCAAGACCACCATACATCGGCGTGGCTATAAAAATCTTCACTTTCTCTCCTTAACTAGTTAAAAAGCACCTTTTGAGTACTTTGCGTGCATGCTAAAGTCTACCACGGGGGCGCTCTGGACCTCTCTAGGGATACTCTGATAGCCTCTAATTGTAGCTCTAGTTCCGACACCTATAATGTCTATGCCCCTATCACTTAGCTTTCTCTGGAATCCAATCTGGGTAAGATTGCGCTCATCACGTGCAGCACTCCAATTCTTATACACATGGAACAGTGTGGACAGATCGGTAGTAGCTCCCACCACTTCAATGGTTTCTTCCTCCAGAAAGGCTCCGATTCTGTCTTCATTCTTCTTGTAAATGTCATGGGCCTCTTTAATTACAGAGCACCACCCGAGTGGGTCTTTGGCGCTTGAGTTCAAGTACTTGACCGCGCCCTCTACAGCCCAGGCAAGGACAGCAGGAAGCGCTCCCTCTGGGTCTGCCAGATACTCTTTCAAGGTTGGGTCCGGCACTTCTGGCTTATTAGTCAGAGGGATTGGTCGCATACGACGCCACATAGCGTCATCTGTAATAATAGGACGGTGGTTTGTGGAGATCCACAACTTACCGTGAGAGGTGAACTGAATCGGCTTCTCTCCAGGAGAACGTCCCTGCAGAGTGCCGGAACCAGTTAACTTCTTAACTTGATTCTCTTTAATACGCCCATTCTCTGGGAGCTCGTCTACCCAAATCATACGGCGACCACGTAGCTCCGCCATGTGATATTCGTCAGTACTATTCATTCGGTCGCTAGCTGCAAGAACATTTGAGTCAAGGGCCCACGCGTACTGAGACTTTCCCAATGCTTCATAGATAGTCTCAACAAATGTATTCTTACCAGATCCCGGAGGGCCATAAATTAGAAACATTATGTCTTGGCTATTTAGCCCGGTTAGCGTGTACCCAACTGCGCGTTGTAGCCAGTCCTGAAGTTCTTTATCGCCACTGGTTGCTTCTTCCAAGAACTTTGTCCAACGAACATTAGTCATGCCCGGTACATAGGAAATAGGAGATCGCCTGGTGATGTGCAAGTCTGGTCGCCCAACCTTAAGTTCACCGGTCTTCAAGTCGACCACGCCGTTAGCGACCCCCATTAGTGTGGGGCTATTATCCCATTGCTCTAATTCAACCTGGATACGCTCATCTGAGTTTGCTTGCTCAACTAGGGATTGGATACGGGCATTAGATTTAGCTTGATTCGCCCATTTTATTATCTCGCCAGCTCTCGTGTCATCAGTTGGATAGTTGACAACCTCGCTTGCGCAAACAGTAGACACCATCTTAGACACTTCTCGTATAGCCAATTTTTGTGTGTCCGGCTTCCAATAGTTACCGTCCCAGAGGAACCAGCCCACGTTTGGGGTGTACCTAATAGTAGAACCAAATGCGTCTACAAGTCGCCTACCGTTACCAACATCACTAAGGCTTCGGTATCCTGGGCGTCCACCAGCTTTTCCACTGAGAGCGTCTACGTCTTTAGGTAAGTTTAGGTTACCTCCAAGAGCAACATCTTTAAGACTACGACCTTCCGAAGCATAGGTTGCCATTTGGTCACCAATACTATTAGCGGTATCTGGCGATACTCCATCTGACCCCTCTAGAGGCGCTAAATACGTACCTTCATCGTTCTCATGGGCAAAGGTATTCGCAGCTGTGGTTGTGGTCAAGAACTGGGTTGAGAGGTTAGCACCAATATCCATGCCCTGCTCTTTTACCCAATCTGAGATTCCACCCCAGAAGAGATTTATTTTAGGGTTATCCGCTACCCAATCTAGGGCTCTACGGGTATGCATAAGCACGGAATTAGGACCCTCGATCTCCATCGGAGGTGTGACCATCTCGGCGTTAAATCTCAGCATTAGGGATTCAACCACAAGCCTTCCCTCCATGGACGTGCCGTGCTTATTGGCCAGGGCACATGCTAAAGAGTAGAGCCCAACCGCTCTATTGCCTTCGGTTATCCCTTCTTCGAGAATTTTCTCTATGTCTATGCGATTGTCGCCTAATGCTAGATCAGAAAGAAAATCCCAATTGGCTGTGCTGTAGCTGGTTCCATTTGGGCCTTTACGTGCTGACCTAGAGCGTATTATTGTCAGTAGCTCTTCTGGAGCTTCTGCAATTTCCATATTCCAAGGTGCATGGCCCTCCTTCCAGTCATAAGTGACACCAGAGTGGTGCCTAGACGGAGAGATTAGTACGTATCCGTTGTGCTTGATATCTAGTCCGCCAAGACCTTGAGCATTGAAGTTACCAATAAACTTTTCGTCTGGACCGCACTTGTAGATCATGTGTCGCCCGCGAACATGTTCGCCGGTCTCCTGACTCCAATAAACCCCGGTTATAGCTTCCACCGTAGGGGGTAAACCGTCTTTGGCCATCTCTTTAAGCTTCTCAAAAGATGCATCACCACCAGAGCGTGGATCAATGTCAATTACAAAGTATCCTGACTCTTTTGCAAATAATGCAACATTATAGTTAGGGTCTTCGGCCCACCACTTGTCTAGTCTATCTACATCAGTAGTAGCATCCTTCTGCCCCTGAGCAGATGCTGGGTGCTTAGCAATTTCTTTGCTATCTTTATGGACTCTCCCGCACGTACACTTGCCGTGATCATCTATGCCGTGTACAGGAAAAACTTGCCAGTTGAGAGTCTGAGCGTAGTATTTAGCTGCAGGACCGAGTCGTCCGTCAGCTGAGGTCCAGTCTCCCATTATTTTACCAATCTTCCGTAATTGCGAGTAGTCATTAGTTCTCCAAAATCTGTCATCAGCTTACACCTTTTAAGTGCGTTTGCAAAACAAAACGCAAAAAATGTTTTAAAAGATTGTAAGGAGTGACCAACTTAATGGCTAGACTCCCGAATCGGGGGGCCCTTAGTAGGGTAAAATGGGTAAAAGCAAAACTAATCACTCTCCCGGGTAGGACTAAGTATATATGAACAATGAACTCCTGATGGCCGTAGCAGCATCAATTACTGCTTTTGGCGTCTTAATTGCGGCTATGGTCGCTGTTTATCGGATAGCAAAGCGTGTCGATGATGCGCTTGGCATTGATAAGGACGGCAGGTCAGTAGCAGACCGCCTAGGGAGAGTCGAGCACCAACTCTGGGAGAATGGCGGAAGCTCGCTAGCAGATCGTGTGAATAATATTGAAAATCACGTGATAAAAGTATCGTCTCAGTTGGATATTATTCGTGATTTGACTATTGGCCTCCAAAAAGTTCAGACCAGAGAGATGAAAATAGTTGAGAGCCTAGAGAGGCCGGCACCTCGCACCAGGAAAAAGAAGTCTAGCTAGTGAAGCTGGTTACCCAGCTCCCCCCGCTCCTGATCTGAGCAGTACCTTCTACCCAAGTCCCGCCAGTCCTAACGCTGACCGTCCCATCTACCCACGCTGAGCCGTTCCAAACCTTTACATAGCCCCCAGCTGCTTCAACGGTTAGGCTGAGCACGTTTGTGTCAATAGACTCTGAGCTACCATTTGTAGCACGCATTTTAAATGAATAGGTGCCAGGCGTAGCAACGGATCCGCTAATCACTCCAGTAGCTGAATCAATAGCCAGGCCAGACGGTAGTGAGAATCCAGGTGTCTCGGAATATGTAACCGAAACTGGGCCCGCTGATACGGAGACTTGATCTGAATACGCCTCGTCTTGAACCACAATGCTGGAAGCCAAAACCTGGTCAGACCATATTAACGATGCATCGTATACTGTTATCGAATAATTCTCGGTTGTTGTAGTCTCGTATGATGAATTTCTCGGGGTCAAACTGAAGGTTAAGGTCCCGAAGCTTGTAGGAGTTCCAGATAAGGTTGAAGTACTAAAACTATTCTCGCTAGTCTGAGCATTAAATGACAGCCCCATGTTCGGTAAGCCTACGACACCCCAATTATTTACATAACTAGCAGAGACAGTACTGCTATATGCTAGGCCAACACGAGCCCCGGTAGCCAAAGTCGTGTCCGACCAAACAGGAAGTCGAGGCGACACCGTTATTGAAAAATACTCGGTTGATCCCGACTCACCTCCCGAGTTCCTAGGCGTTGCACTTACTGTATAGCTACCTGAATTTGTGGGAGTCCCCGATAATGTTACAGTGGAGAATGAAGTACCCGAAGTGGTTAGTCCAGGCGGGATACCATTAATTGTCCAGCTAGTGGCGTTTGTTGCGGAGAAATTAGATGAGTAGTAGGCTCCTACTCTTGCAGCGCTAGATACAGAAGTGTCTGACCATGAAGGAAGGGCTGCAAGTATGGTGTATGTTCCTTGGGATGTCGCAGGATTTCCAGAAGGACCGTTAGCGTAAACGCTTACGGTATAGCTTCCTGGAGATACATTACCTACTTGACCAGTTATGTACCCATACGAGCCGTAATCTTGTACATACAGGCCAGAGATAGGTATGCTCAGAGCGCTATAGTTTGTCCCACTTTGTCCATAGTCGCTGAAAGTGTTAGAGGCATCAATGTAGTCAGCGACACTGTCCCCAACACGGAAGCTACCAGACGAGACTCCATTAGTGAATGAGGGGTTACTGTAGGTTTGGGTCCAGCTAGCAGTCGCAGTTACGTCACTGTTGACAGTATAGTTCTGGCCCGCAGAATACGCTGACCCACCTATAATCCAGTAGTCAAATGTGTAGCCGGAGCGTGAGGATGACGGTAGCGATATTGAACTACCTTCGCTTACGGTTTGAGAGCCTGGAGAGTCTCCTCCGTTACCGTTAAAAGAGATGGTTCTATTAACTACAGTAACAACTTGGGCTACGTTTATACTTGCAGTAGCTGAGCCCAACAAGCTGTGGCTCACCGAGATAGAAACGGTAGTGCTGCCATTTGCGGAAGGTATGTACCTGCTGAATCCGCTATATATGGTAAAGCTTTGACCTGCAGCAAAGTTGAAGGAGAAGCTTAGATTGCTGTCCCCGCCTGTCTCAACTAGGGGGCCACTAGTGCTGTTTGCCCTACCGTTGGGCACAGAATACGAGCGAGGGGACCCAGTACTGCTTGGGCTATTGTTTACGGTTTGCCACTTCACTAGATTGGCAGAGACATCAATTCTAGTGCCGCCAGACACCGCGTAAGCTTCGGTGAAGAGTTCTATTCTGTATTGCGAGCGTGAGCTAAAGTTTGCATTTGTCTGAACCACTTAAATCACCTCTACTTCTAGTTAAAAGCTAATCCAGATGTCGCCCTCGCTGGGGCTCCCTGGCTCGGTTCCAATGTAGATAATTGGGAAGTTTGATCCGTACTTTGCATAACCTCCAGAAAGTGACACGGTACTTCCGCTCACTGCAACTGGCGCAACGTTCCCAATAGTGACTGATGGCCCTGTCTCACCCGTAGCGCCAGTCGGACCAGTTACTCCCTGAACACCGGTCGGACCAGTAGGGCCTAAGTCAGAAACTGCAATAGACCCAGCCATGCTGCTGTGATATTGGCAGACATAATAAAGATTATCGGGAGCATCAAATGGGACTTCCCAAATAATTGTCCCCACTTGAGCGCCACCATTTGTGACACCATCAGAGTAGACATCCCCCGAGCTGTACCCTCCAGAAACTGTTTGAATCCAAAAAGGATGTCCAGAGGCATTTACGTTGAGAACGTACCTGTGCCCTCTAATAACAGAGAGAGTTGGGTTGCTTGCCCCATTTATATTGTATGCGCCAGACCCAGCATTTGCGATTTCGTAAGTAATACCACCGCTTGGACCGGTTGGTCCAGTTGGACCGGTTGGCCCTAAATCACCAGTTGATCCAGTTGGACCTGTTACGAGACTGGCATCACCGGTTGGTCCAGTTGGACCGGTTGGCCCTAAATCACCAGTTGATCCAGTTGGACCTGTTACGAGACTGGCATCACCGGTTGGTCCAGTTGGACCGGTTGGCCCAGTCACAAAGCTGTCGGCTCCAGTTGGCCCTAAATCACCAGTTGATCCAGTTGGACCGGTTGGCCCGACCACAGAGCTGTCGGCTCCAGTTGGCCCTAAATCACCAGTTGATCCAGTTGGACCGGTTGGCCCGACCACAGAGCTGTCGGCTCCAGTTGATCCGGTTGGACCTGTTGGACCGATTGAACCTGTTGGACCTAAATCTCCCTGACTCCCGGTAGGGCCCGTTACTGTTGAAGCTGACCCGGTAGCGCCTGTAGCACCAGTTGGCCCAAGTGCGCCAGTCGGTCCAGTCACAAGTGACGCAGAGCCGGTTGAACCAGTAGCCCCTGTCGGCCCTAAATCTCCCTGAGCACCAGTAGGGCCAGTTGGACCAGTCACAAAGCTGTCAGCACCAGTTGCACCTGTTAGCCCAATTGGCCCAATAGGACCAACAATCTGACCTGCATCAGTCCAAGTCTCTGCACCATCTGAAACATAAAGATTACCATCGGAGTCAACAATGTACGCATCGTTGCTGGATGCCCCAGTTGGTAGACTTGCAACATCTGCAACAGAACCAACAAAGTGAATGTCAGTTCCTTGAGCTCCAGTTGGTCCTATAGCACCAGTCGGCCCGGTCACAAAGCTGTCAGCACCAGTAGGGCCAGTCGGCCCGGTTACAAAGCTGTCGGCTCCAGTTGGACCAGTAACGGCACTGTCAGCACCAGTAGGGCCAGTCGGCCCGGTTGGGCCAACAACAGTTGAGTCCTCGCCGACTAATCCCTGGACACCTTGATCTCCCTGAGGGCCAGTTGGTCCAATATCTCCCTGAGGGCCAGTTGGTCCAATATCTCCCTGAGGGCCAGTTGGTCCTTCTGTCGCCGAGTTGGTTACAGCGTTCCATGTTGCGCCGGTCCATATCCAAGTGTAGTCACCCGCGGTATGGGTCTCATTTACTTCCGGTGTGTTTGGAAAATCAACTGCCATTATGGAGTCCCTCCGTCAATTTTGTTGAGCGCTTCCCACAGTCCGGTAGATGAGTTGTATGAAGCAAGTGACCCGTCTTCTAGGTCTTCAGTTGGTAGTCCTAGACCGGCTGCGCCTGTGGGGCCCGTAACGGTTGAATCCAAACCCGTTGCACCAGTTTGGCCCTGAATCCCTTGAGGCCCGGTTACACCAATAGGTCCAATGTCTCCAGTTTCGCCAATCGGACCAGTAGGCCCGGTTACGCCTTGAATTCCCTGCTCACCTTGGGGGCCGGTTACTCCCTGAATACCCTGCTCACCTTGAGGCCCAGTTACACCTTGAATTCCCTGCTCACTTTGGACACCCTGAATTCCTTGTAGCCCTTGTGGCCCCGTTGGGCCCTGAACACCTTGGACACCTTGAGGTCCTGTTGGTCCTTGGGGGATGGTAAAATCTATACTTTGGTTTGGAGACGCTCCGGATATTACTACTCCTGCAGAAACACCCGGATCAGCCGTAGTTGTAGTACCAACTGATAGTTCATTATTTGCTCCTGTAGGGCCTAGATCTCCTGTTGGGCCAGTAATGCCTTGAACCCCCTGAATACCCTGCTCACCTTGAGGCCCAGTTACACCTTGAATTCCCTGCGCACCCTGAGGACCAACAATCTGACCTGCATCAGTCCAAGTCTCTGCACCATCTGAAACATAAAGATTACCATCAGCATCAACAATATATGCATCATTGCTACCTGCCCCATTAGGCAAGCTTGCGACATCTGCAACCGAACCGACGAAATTAATATCAGTCCCCTGAGGCCCGGTTGGCCCTAACGAACCGGTGGGTCCTGTCGGTCCAATTCGATTGGCGTTGATTTCAATCCAGTTTAGATCATAGTAGATGTAGAACCTAGCGTTTATATCATCAAACCAGGTATCGCCCTCTTCGGGCTCTACTGGAGGGGTTGAAGATACGTGATAGCTACCATCTGGTCCTGTAGCTCCTGTGGGCCCGAGCGAACCTGTTGGGCCAGTCTCGCCTGTCAGTCCAGAAATACCCTGTGAACCTGTCGGTCCGGTTAAGCCCCGAGGGCCGGTAGCTCCAAGTGCTCCCGTTGGTCCTGTTATTGATAGACCTGAGATCCCTTGAGGGCCAGTACTACCTAATGATCCTTGAGTACCCTGCTGGCCGAGTGCCCCTGTGGGACCAGTAATACTTAGACCTGAAATACCAGTTGCACCTGTAGCCCCGGTAGGGCCCGTTGCTCCCGCTGCTCCAGTTGTTCCGGACTGCCCGCTAGTACCATCTTGACCGTCTAGTCCAGCTGCACCAGTTGGGCCAGTTGCGCCTATTTGTCCAGCTGCACCAGTTGGGCCAGTTGCGCCTTGAGGTCCACCTGCGCCGGTCATGCCTACAGGTCCGGTGATACTATGCCCTGCAACGCCCTGGGCTCCTCTTGTACCCGCCCCACCTGCGCTCCCCTGAGGCCCAGTGGGTCCAGTTGGTCCGGTGATGGAGAGACCAGAAAGTCCAGTCAGTCCTGTCGCACCCGTTGGTCCTGAGCCACCAACTTGACCATCTTCACCATTAGTTCCAGAAGGTCCTGTCGCGCCCAGTGCGCCTGTTGGTCCTGTGGCTCCAATAGCACCCGTAGCCCCGGTAGGGCCTGTAACAGTGCTGTCAGCTCCTGCAGAACCAGTCCCGCCTGTGGCGCCTACTGCACCTGTTGGTCCGGTTTCGCCTGCAGCACCTGTACTACCTGTTGCGCCAGTCGGTCCTCCAGCGGGACCAGCCGCACCAGTTGGCCCAGCCGGACCTTGAGGGCCAGGACCCTTAACGTCTACAAATGCAAAATTGTCGGAAAGTACCACTACTTAGTCACCTCGGCTCTCACAATGAATTTACCTTGAATGATTCGCGTTGTGTCTCCAGCATTTTGGGACTCTACTTCTATGTCATAGACATAACTGTCTGGGATAAATCCAGCCATCTCGGCGGGAGGGATTAGCAAGGTAACTGTTCCCGCAGGTCCGTTCACTATAAGGCTGCCATCTCCGTCTTCTGTCGTATACTCTGCGATTATAACGGTACCAGGGTCATTAGTTGTGACCTCTCGAAGCCTTACTTGCATCCTTGCAGTGTACCCTGTAAGGTCTAAAACCTTTCGAGCAGAGTTCTTTACGGTAAAGACTTGGTGCACAGTAGAGCCTTGATCTGTCAATAAGTTGTAGACATTACCTCTAAGAGAGCTCATGCGGAAACGTCCTTACGGGGGAAAGTAGACTAGTCCCTATAATTTTACCGCAGTTTACCTAAACTGAGTTAGTAGCCAGCTGTGCTGCCACCACTCTCAAGCGGATGAGACCCATTAGCTAGCTGCTCTTTCCACTCTGTCTGCATCTCTTCTTGCTGCTTGCGGACTCCTGAGATCTCTTCTTCCCATTCTGCCATACGTTCTTCAGAGTATTCTGACTCTTTGTAGTCCCAAAAAGCGCCAATGGTGTGTCGAGTGGCACCCTTAACGACAAAAACTTGATGGACATTGTTAATGCCGCCTGGGAAGGTTATTAGCTCTCCCACTTTGGGGGCAATAGTGAGGTCATGGTCTCGGAAGTCCAGCTCCCCGCCCTCATAGTCATCATTGATGTAGAGCAAGCAAACTAACTTACTCTTCTCCCATGCAGACCAGTTGCCCTCCATGTCAGTATTGTCTGAATGAAATGGGGCGAAAGCACCTTCTTGCCACTTCTGCGCGTGGCTGGATACGGGCTTAAGTGGACGCTCAAAAGCGTGCTCGACAACCAGTTGAAGTCTAGTCGCAAGGTTTTTCATATAGTCCCGAGGGAGACCGTACTGCTCTAGCAGGGGATCTTCGGGTAGGAGACTCATTCCATAGGACTCAAAGAAGGCAGACATTGACCATGGCTGCGCTGGATCATTAAAGTACTCAACGACTTTCTTACACTCTTCTTCTGACATAAAGTTCTGGTAGTAGATAATGTCATCTTTGTAGTGGCCTCGTTCGCCAAATTCAGTGTTGGTCATTAGTTTCTCCTGTATATCCTGTGTCATCTAGAAATCGCTCCGGGACAAATCTTTGATTGTCTTTAGAGAATAGTTTAGCAAACTCATATACTAAGTAATTATACTCCTCTATAGGGACGTTTTCTTTAGCTGCTAGGAAAATGTCCTTAGCCTTGTGATAGTCATCCCTAACGAAAGTACACTCTCCGCCCCTTGGGCGGTGCAGTATTTTACTGTGAACCCGTCCAGTTGGTTCGTACAACTCAACCGTTAGGTAGTCTTTTGCAAAACCCCAGTCTTGATAGGCTCTGTAGCCAGTGACCGCCTCTACTACTTCTGGGTAGAAGTAGATAGAGCGGACGGGACTCTCACCGTCTCGCGCGATAGTGAGCATGTAGGAGTCGCCCTTCCCCGAAGCTACCCTAAGCTTGAACTCTTCAACCATATCAACATGGCCATGATTCAAATTATCTGACATTCTACTCATCTCTTACTGGCTGCTCGGATGCACTTAGTGCCTCTAATGAATTATATATGGCATCCGCATACTCCGTGCTTTGTTGGAGTGCCCTATAGAAAGACTCCCCCCTCAGCGTGACGCCTGTAAACTTTCTCTGCCCATGCGTAAATCCTGCCGAAACCGCATGATACATTGTAAATAGGTCCACAAACAGTAGGTCACCCTCCTGCCACGGGTGGGATATACGTATTGACTTATCCTCGTATAAGTCGTAGCCCAGGGTAGCTACTATTCGCTTAAAATTTACTTTCTGCTTTGGACTGGGCTCTCGTCCATCGAAAGAGTATAATTCTGGTGTCAATATGCATCCAGGATCTACCTCTACTCTTATAGTCTTTTTCCCAGTTATGGGACTGGTCTCCACCGCTCTAGTGAGGAAAGGCCCTGCCCCATCTGGATGGCTCTCTACACGTTTATCCCACTCGGTGATGCACTTGTCTAAAAACTCCTGCTGCGCTTCGGGCAGGCGGTCATAATAAGCCGAAGAGTCTACAAATAATGTTTGACCAGTCCCGGGAGTACCCGTAAAATGATACATGTTCCAGATTCCAGCCTCTATAGGGTGAACATAGTACGGCTTCTCTATATGCCAGTGAAGAGCGTACTCTTCAGTAGATAGCTCATAGTGCTTATCAGAACTATCTGAATGGCCCCCTTCGTAGGTCGTCCCAACAATGAGCCCTCGATAGGCTGCAAATTCCTCTGCAATCCTCGCGTGGTCGCCCTCTCCGAACCTAAACCCCCTAAGAACCACTACGCCTTCTTCTTTGAAGCTCTCCACTACCTGGGGCAATTTAGCTATAGCATCCTCTAGTGACTCAATTGAGATTACCCTAGGCTCCATGATCCGGGTCCCCCTTCTCCCTCTTTGCGGGTAGGGTGCCGGCCTCTAGGTGACTATAATACTCCGAGAGAGTGTAAATCTCTCGCATAAATGGGGCCATGACCGTAAGATCATGCCTACTTGTTCTTTCTTGCTCCATTTCTTGAAACCTTTCCCCGTATTTTGCATGCAGCGCATGCCATTCGGGACTCCCAGCAAAGTCATAGTGCCAGTACAGTCGAACTATATACTTAGCCGCACCCCATATCCGCCTAACTCCATGATAGTAGGGATATTTGGATGGGAAAAATACAAAGTCGCCTTTTACAGGCTTGTAGTCAATGGGCGGTCCTGCGGTCCCTGTCTCTGGGTCTACAATAGTGAAAGAGATTTCTCCACCAGTGTAGTCATCGTTTGGGTAAAGAACAGCAGTTATCCCGAACTTCTCTCCTGGCTGATCAGCTCGCTCGGCCATGTAATCCGTGTGGTAGTTCATCGTTAGATCTTCTCTGTTTATGAGATCCTCGTCTGGGATGTATCTAGCAAGAGACCAATTCTTACATGTCCAATTAGGCAGCTCAATGCCGGTGGCCTTTACGTACTCAGCTGAAGCTCGATGAAACTGTTGAGCAATTTCTGCCCTATAGGGGTCAACATTGCCAGCCACCATGACGGCATCCCAGTCCTTCTCGTCTGGGAAGTGCTCAGAACCTTGAAGTATCTTACCCTTACTGTCCACCTGCCTGCCAAAACCATACCACCCCTTCCAGGTAGCAGTTCTCTCATAATGCTTAATTAGGTCTTCTGGGCTAGTAAGAACATTGTGAAATACGATTATATTGGGATCCAGTAGGGTGACTTCATACGCACCTAGGGTTGATCTCTCTATCATTTTGTACTCCTCAACACGGAGACTAGGTGCCTTACTCTTTTAACCCTCTCGCCGCCTTTCCAATGATGGGTTATCAGCATCTTTCGTCCATTAGTTATGTTGCAAGATTGATGTTTGTACGGCATAAACGACGGGAACATCACAATACTACCCGCTTTGGGCTTAATCTTAACGTCCAACTCTGGTTCTACGAACTCTAGCTCGCCGCCGTCATAATTGTCATTTAAATACACCACTACGGTATACTCTATGTCAGAATTGCTCTCATTCCAGTCGATATGCGGTCCCATTTGGCGGTCAGGAAAATACTTACTCACTCCCATTGTAGTTCGAGGATGGCTCATGTGATTGCAGGCATATTTTGTAGAGACCTCGTCGATGTCAAAAATGGAAGCATAAGTTTTAGCACAGCTTTTCATCGCATTTGAGATAGTATCCATGACCCATAGCGACTCGTCTATAGTGGTTTGATCATCTTCATACTTCACGCTGTACCTGTTTAGGTACTTAATCTCGCCGTAACTAAACCCCTCTGCATCTCCGCCAGTGTCCCAGGTAGACCAGCCAGTCACTGGTGCACAGTCTAGTCGCTCGAGAGTTGCCACTAGCTTGGATGCATCCGGGATGGCATTCTCGAAATAAACTATTTTTTCTTTTATGACTTTATATTCCGTAGACACTGTTCACTCCATTTTCTCTAGTTTCAATTAACTTTACGTACTTGGGCGCGTCTTCTGGATTCGAGGGGTACACCCACAAGCCAACAAATTCCCTATCTTCGGAGGAAAATCCTCCGGTCACCGCATGGGCGTTCTTAAACAAATCTGCTAGAATTAAATCACCTTGGTTCCATCTATGCTCTGCCCTAACAGAGATGTCATCCCAAACGTAGTTATGTATTACGCTCTTAAGCTCTTCATACCTGAATGCCTCGGCGGGGGTTGGCAGCCTCCCGTCAAAGGTAGAGAGCCAATGTGAATCTGAGTTAAATCTGGTCATGTGCATTCTTATGGTCCTCTCTCCTGTATACCAATGAGCCTTAACTACATCAGTAGTAAACTCCTTGCCATCGTGCGGTTCAACCCATGTTTGAACTGAGTTCTCTAGAAATTCCTGATCATTGAAGGGCAGTAAATTGTAGATTTTAGACGTATCTACAAACCAGGTTTTACCGACATCGGGTTCAACTTTAAACTTTAGCATATTCCAGACACCTGCAATTATGGGGGAATGGTCGTCGTACTCTATATGCTCTAAATGCCAACCCAGTGCGACTTCATCGGGAGATACGGCCTCCTTGTTGGAAAGCCTAGAGTGGCTCTCTTGATACACTTGCTCAAAATCTGAAGAGCTATTCGGTGTCCAGCCTGATACGTCACCTAATGCTCTAGTGAGCTCTAACTGCTCGTCAGTTGTCAGATTAGCCCCCCTAAGTACTACAACTGATTCACGGAAGAAGACTTCTAGGATTGCATCTAGGTCCCCCAGTATTTCGGAGTAAGAGCTGTAATGCCGGCAGTTAACTGGGATCATGAAAACCCTCTCAGAAGTTTCGCAGTATAGGACGAAGCGTAGTGTGGACATGCGTAATTATGGTTTTTCTACCCCTTGTTAGCCTTTTTGACTCGTGAAGGTACCCTGATGGGAATACTACAATACTACCTGCTTTATTTTTTATGGATATGTCTAAGCCACCCTGGACAACTGCCAACTCCCCGCCTTCATAGTCGTCATCTAAGTATACAGAAATAGTATATGTATCCTTATCGGGTATGGTCCTATCAGGATGAGGTCCCATGCCGCCACCTTCATTGTACTTACGAATGCCGTAGACAGGTCCATCACTATAAATCTCGCTGCGCAAGTGCTCTAACTCATCCGCAGAGGCCCCATGGGCTTCCATGAAGACCCTGCAACAATTTTCCATAGCATTAAGTAAGGTATTTAGAATATATGCGGACTTTTCTTGCACATGAGCATCAGCCTCTTGCCTTAGTTTAGAGTAGCTTAAAGTTTTTAGGTCACCGTACACAGGCTCATCTGGGTCATTGTTGGCGTGCCACGGCTCCCAAGGGGTCACAGAGAGGCTGTTCACTTCGTCTAGCGTGCGAATTAGGGTTGCTATCTCCGGGATTACGCCAGGGAAATAGTACACATTCTCGTGTAAAATTTCATAACTTAGATCGGCCATGAGTTCTCGGGCCATAACGGTAATTGCTCACTTATAAACTTTCTGGAGACTACTTGGACTTCATTTGTGAAGTACTTGATGCCTTCTGTTAAGTGACTTGATCCGTGAACTGCTCTCGACGGAAATACGACTAAGCTGCCACCCTGAGGTTTGATAGACACGTCTATGTCGGTCCAATAGATTTCTCCACCAGAGTACTCATCGTTTAGGTACAAGGTGGTAGTTATCCCGACTGGATCTTGTCCGTCAATATCTGGATGAACTCCGTGATGGCCTCCCGCTAAGTACTTTTTAATTGCAAAATTAGGTGACCTATTTTCCCAATAGAACTGGTTAAATTTCTCTAGGTTCTCCTCGGTCATTCCTAGGTTTTTGAAGTAGATACTATAGCCAGTTATGATTGCAGTGTCTAGAGTGTTAATAATTTCCGCTACAACCTCTCTATGCTCGGCAGTCTCCTCATTAAGTTTTCCGCGCTCTACGCTTTTCATAATACCGTACTGATAGGGGTTAACCTTGTCATGAGCGTCCCATGGCTTCCACTCGCCTATAGCAGGCGTGCTTGTATCCTCTATATACTTAAGAAGTTCCTTGATATTAGGTATAATGGCAGGGAAGTATAATATTTTTCCGTCGTAGTAGCTCTCATAAGTTGCGGTCATTCTTGGTCCTCATCGAGGTATTTTATCTCTGCGTTCACATCTCTGTAGCCAGACCCTGCGTTGTACTTCTCCCTGGACTCAGGGCTGCTGGCATCAAACTCTCGTTGAAAGATGAATCCGGGGAACATATACTTATCACCATTCTTCATAAGATGTACCTGGTGCTTATAGGGATGAGTTGATGGGAAAATTAGTGCCTGACCGGCCTTGGGCTTAATGGTGAAGTCAACTAAGTCCTTATTGGCCGGATCGGTTGCCTCTTTCTTAGGCTGCAGGTGTCCGTTCTTGGGGTTCCTAAGGTCATAAGGTCTAATAATAAATGACAACTCACCGCCATCGTAATCATCATTAACATATACTATTATCGACCATTTTAAGCTTTCGTCGCCCGCTTGTGCATCAAAATGGGCACCCATGTCGCACCCTGGACGATATTTCATCATTCCGGCAAAGGGTGATACATTTGGCTCCCCCTCTTCCTCGTGATCTTCGTAGAACGCGGCGGAGATTTTCTCGATTGCGCCCCTAATCTGACTCACAACCCACTCTACGTCAGCCTTGCGGTCAGACTCCAGTCCTTCCAGAGCATCTAGCCCAAAATCCTTCTTACTGCCAAAACTGTGACCGTCTTGAGTGTTAGAGAACCAAAAACCCCACTCTGGGATTACAGCTTGAACACTCTCGTCCTCGTCTAGCTCTTCAATCAGGCGGATCAAACGTGCGGGATCATCTAAGACGTCAGAGTAGAGGTAGACATTCTCGTGTAGTTTCTCTTCTAAGTACATTATTTTCCTAACTAAACTGCCACATTGGTGGCTGATCTTGAATTGCATTGGCGTTAATCATCCAGCGCTTAACGTTTGGCCCTATCTCGGATACCCAGTGTTCGTATGGGAAGGCGCAAGGGAAAATTACTATGTCTCCTGCTTCGGGCTTATGTGAGCCTTCAACATAATCTGACTCGCTGTAAGTACCGTCAGCTTGCTTGTTATAGCTACGAACAGTTACTGCTCCGCCTTCTCCGTAATCATCATTTAAGTAGAGATTATAGGCAAAAGTTTGATTTGCCCAGTCCCATTCTTCTTTTTCATCCTGATTGCCACCTTCGCCGCTAGGGTGTAGGTGCAGATGCCCAGAATAGTCAGAGTGAGGACCGACGCCCTGTGGGCCCTGGTAGTATCTAAACTCTAGGGGAGCATGCTGAATTATGTTTATATTCAGATCCCATCTAGTCATGTAGTCATCAACAGCCTTCTCAAAAAGGGCTAAAACCTCAAGCATGGGTGCGTAAGCTGTATCATCAGATTTAGGGTCAGGGTATGTAGCTTTAAAATCTTTGAATATAGGTCCACCTAGTATCCCGTAGTCTAAATCTTCAGGCTTTCTATACTTCTCGAATATTGGACGTCGCCTTAAGCCGTCTTGGTCCTCCCACTCATTTGCTTCTTCTAGTAGGTACCCGTGGCCAGAAGGCGCGGTGTAGAAAGATTCCACCAAAGCGTTACAGGTCTCCCTGGATAATGCCGACTTGTAGACCGTGGCGTACTTGACTAGATCAGATCCCTCTAATGGCATCTTTACGCCCTCCTATGCTCTTTGATCGTCCAGAAAAAGGGACACACAAATCTAATACCGGATTTAATCTCAGTGACGCCGTGTATGTAATGCATATCTCCTGGGAAAAAGTAAGCAGCTCCTGCTTTAGGCTTGAACTGTATGCCTTGGTTCGGGAAATAGAGCTCTCCACCTTCATAGTCATCATTTATGTAGAAAAGTCCAGCAATGTCGTAGTACGGGAAGTCGTTGGGCTTACCGCGGTTCTCGCCTTCGTGTAGCTCCTTATCAGCGTGTGGCTGCTGGCGCTGACCGGGCAGCCATCTAACAATCGCTGGGCTTGTAGCATGTGCGTCTACGCCAAAAAACTCATCTACTCTAATCTTTAATCGAAGCTGCATCTCACTAATAATCTTAGGAATCTCTGGATTGACAAGGGTAAGAGTTGGTGCGGTTGCAACTCTATGGTCCCAGTAGCTAGAGTCGTATATAACCACACCTTCGTCATTGTAGTGGGTCTCAGTTTGATCCCAAGTGGTGTTGGTCTTAGAGAACTCGGTAAGAATTGAAAGCTCATCCTCTGTCATAAAATCCTCTATTGCGATAATATTATCTACGGAGTCACCAAAAAATCCCGAGGGCGTGGTCGAATTATAGTCTCCGCCTGATATGTTTGTAACTTTATCTGTCATAGCCATAGTACTATCTTACTCTATTCATATTTACGTCTTTCCCAGACTTGTTTTTGGTATATGCCACCATCTGGTTGCCTATACTTAGCACTGTTTTCTTGGTTTTTTTGCATCATTGTCGGCATGTCAATAGTGGCGTCTATCTCGGAAGTCCAGTCTTCACGCTTAAATGGCAACAATTGAGCATACGGTGTTCCGGCCGGAATAACCCCCGTGAAGCCCTTGACGATATAGAAGGGCATGGTGCCTGGCAAGTGAACGTGATCATTATCAATGATCCCGCTGGTAGTGAGGAACGGTAACTCAAACCTGTTAAAAGGCTGAGTATAGAGGACACTATATCCCTCTGGAACCTCTACTGCCCAATCCGACCACCAAGCAAAGTGCATCTGATGGTAACCCATTGGCGCCTTGAACTGGGGCATTGCGGGTCTAAAGGCTACAAAGTCTTTATGTTTTTCGTCATGAATCCTATATTGAATACCCCCTGAGGCATCTTCGAAAAACTCTACGTCGCAGGGGGTTCTGTACACATAACCCGTTCCCATGATGTCGTAAATTGCTGGGCATGCTTTCCACGTAGGTATCTTCCCACTGCCGTCTGGCATCTCCCACGGTTTTCCAGTCATAGGATTTTGAGCAAAGCGATCAGCACTCTTATACCAGTCTGGAATAGTTTTTAAAGTTGCCTTTGGAGCAGAGCTACTCTCGCCGGTAAGCCACGGTCTATTTCGAACAAATTTAATCAGCTGCGTTATTTTTGCCATCTGTGCCCTCTACCTCATAACTTTCTCCTGTAAAGGGGCAGCTGACTGTTTTCAGCCTAATTGACTTAGTTTCGTGCTCGCCTACTGAATCTCCTTTATAGTCTAGTGCTTCTCTATACATTTTTGACCAATCTCCCACGCCGTTTTTTATCTGAGCAGCGTCACCGTATTTTCTTACTTCTTGCCAGTACTCATGGGTGGCATAGCCATCCGATATCTCCATCGAATACTCATCCTCTAAGCCACTCAAGGAAATTGGAAGAATTGCTGCGATGGGCGTCCCCGCTGGTATGACTATTTCTTGATTCGGCTCCGTTAGCCTCCACCCCAAAGGGAGCTCATGCATATAAAATGATGTGCTTATTAATGTTGTGTAGCATTGAGCACCTCTGGTAAATAAATTTGGCACTGGCATTGCTAGAAGGGATGTGCTGGAATCCGTTCTAAACTGCAAAGACGAGTGAAAACTAAGAGTGGCATTTCCTCTAGTGTTGCTGACAAACTCTGCACCTTCAAGTATTGTTACGTGATCAGGCGTGGTGTCAGTTACGCCGTCCCAAACAACTCGGATATCACCTGGAAAAGAAATTCCCCACCCTAGCCTGTTGGTAAGATTTAACGGAAAGCACATGTAAGCGTGCTTCTCAGGGGTATCATCCATCCAGCCTCGCTTGGCTTGTAGCTGCTCTAGGTCTGCCCCTCCGGGCTTAGTCTTCTGTACCGAGATAGTCCCCATTAGGAACCAGTTTCCTCAAAGAAGTCTGGCTTATGGAACTTATCTGAATAATCAAGCATTGTTACCATGGAGTACTTCGTACCAGAGGTTACGGGCATGGCGCGGTGCGGATACATAAAGTTTGACGGGAAGATGTAAACATCTCCAGCTTTTGGCTTAATCTTCACATTCTGTAGACGGAAATAGAGTTCGCCGCCCTCCCAGTCATCAGTGGGGAACGCAACTATGGACACAACACAATTGTAGGAGTATCCGTGATCATGGTGCTCCTGAAAGTGCTGCCCTTCGTGGTAGCGTACATAATTTGTTGCTTCCCAGTAGCGTAGCTCTCCAACGTTATAACGTCTGGTATAGTCTTTTACTACTTGCATCTGCCTATGATTTACATCATCAGACAGTGACCTAAGCCTATCTCCGTGCTCCGACTCGTCGGAATCCAGGTCTGCTCTCTTATACTTAAAATCTACACAGTCGCGGTACTCTGGCATTTTCATTGAGTAGCCGACCATAGCTTCACGATAGTTGTAATCGTTATTGGGATCGTCTATAACTGATTCCAGTCTATTTACTATATCCAAGCCAACAGGAAGAACGTCTCTGTAAACCCAGATTCCAGATCCAGGTATAACCTCTTGTGCATCACTCCAGGTCTGCTCTTCTATTGTGTACCAGGTACGAAGACGTTGATCTAAATTAGACTGCTCTTGCTTACTTTTTTCAGAGGCCTCGAGGTCTTTTAGCTCCTGTTGCTCCATAGCTGCTTCGCCTAGTTCATTATACATGGGTTCCTTAATACTTTAGTTCGTAGCTTTTGATGGTCTGAGATACTTTTTGATTAACTCCGTCACGATCATTGTAGTCGGTCATGACGACAACAGAGTATTTAACCCCACTAAACATTTCCTGTGAGGCGTGCTCATAGATAAATGTCGAGGGGAATATTGCAATGTCTCCAGGTTTCGGAGTGAGCTCTAGCCCAAATCTGGGGAAATAGAGCTCTCCACCTTCATAGTCGTCATTAAGATAAATTACAGCTGACACCGTGGCAACATACGTGGGCCCGTGATCTGCATGAATTTTAAAGTGAGTACCTGCACCGTCATACTTAACAAAATTAAATGCTTCATATTTTTGAATGCCTACACCCCAGTAGCGGCCATAGTCATCCATGCACTTTTGTAGTTTCCTAAATATTTCTTCGTGCAGGTCATACAACTCGGCGTTCCTGGAGTTGCGCTCCCCGTGTGAGTTTTTTGCTATCTTAAAGTCTTGAGCATTTCTTGCGGATAAAGTGGCCTCTTCACTTTGCGTGACTTTAGCACCACCCCAAAAGAACTCATCGTTATCATTGAGTGAGGACTCTAAAGTCTCTATATACCTAGCACCATCAGCTTCTGAGAACACGTTGCTGTACACATTTATGCCTAGTGCTGGGTTGCTTATATCTATTGACCCAAGCGCTCTATCTGGCATGCGGTTAGCAGATGTTTCAGACCTATCTTTAGTGTGCCAATCATTCATGGCTATAATCCTACTACTTAATCGGAAAGAATAGGGTCATGGGATCTAAAAACATCACCATGCCTTGGAAGATCAAGTTTGTCAAAATTGTAATCTGGTTCGCAATGTCTTGGGTTCATTCCGGTTGCTTCACAAAAAGCTAAGCACTGATCTTTTGTGACCTCTCCGTAGGGCCCTTCTAGTCTCCCGGACATGAGCTTATTTATCCTGAGCATAGTCTCATCCGATTGCTTCCAAAATGCATCTTTATGGAGGTCTGCCCATGGCCGATGGGATATTGTCCTAGAGGTGTCTTCGCCTGGATACATTTTATGGGTGTCGTGAAGATATAGAGGTTTCTGCGATGAGTACACCCTCCATCCTTTTGCCCAAGACCTAATCGTGGTAGAGATCTCATCAGCATGATATCCCATATCTGGATCCATAGGGACCTCTATCGCAAATTCTTTTGGGCCAAAAGTCCAGCTAAATTGGATATAACAGTCCTCTAAAATCTCGTCAGTGTCCGGTACATCGATTTGCAGCTCATTTGGAAACCCATATCCTGGAGTATAATCTTTAGATATCTCAGGCCTGTACCTGTTTACAGGTCTCTCTTCTAGATCAAGAGCAATAGTCTCATCTGGGTTGTAGTTGAACTGAGGGCCTGAAGCGGTGATTACTGCTTTTGGTGTGATAGCCCTAGCCTTGGAGTACTCGCTCATTAGATCTGTATCCCAGTGTTCAGCAAACCTATTATGACCGCAGGTGTAGAGCACAAAATCATAGTAGAGTTCGGTCTCTAAGGTTTTTCCTCTTGACCAGACTATTCCTCTAAACTCTGACAGGTCATATTTTTTAAAATCTAGTTGGTGCTGCGGGATAAAAGATAGATCAGCATGTAACTCGTCCCTAGACTGCTCTGAGATTACTGTAAATCTTAGGTCTTCGGGGCGATCCGATTTATCATAGCAATCCCTAACCGACTCCTCTAGGTATCTCTCCCTATAAGCAATCATGGAAACGAGTATCACGCTCATTTGGAATTTATTTCTTTATTTCTAACTTTCTTAGCTTCTAGTACGTCTTCTGGTATAGTCCAACACTCGTGGCACTCTACCTCTCCGTATGCTCTACAGTCCTTATTCTCTGCAGGAATATTGTCAAAGTAAGGGGCATTCCCTGCATGTTCGGCGTACCTGATGTCCCCGTCCCAGCGGTACTGGTCGATTGCTGTCTCGAAGGATTCTTGAGTTCCATCAAGATCTCTCCACCAGTGATCTGGCTTTGTGTAGATTGCAAACAGCACAACTATGTAAGCTTCAGGATCCCGTGATGGGAAAGCCGGCCTTCCATGTGCCTGCTGACAGGAAGACATAAAAATAGCACTGTTTTCTTGTTCAGAAAATAATTCTCCGTCAACCAACAGCCCCCAATCGTCTAAATTCTCCTTTATGACGCACATGTCCATGGTGTGCTGGCACCCATTTTGATCCATGTGAGTCCACAGATAAGGTATATTTCCCTCGTTTATCTGGTATCTACATGTGTAGTAAAAAGATAATTCTATATCTGGGTCTTGAAAATTTTCTCGAGCAAGTTTTAGGAAGGCAGCATCTATCTCTTCCGTAAAATGAACATTTAGCGTCCACCGACTAGCAATACTGTGATACCTGGTATCAGACCCTGGCCCCCAGTCCAGCCCTTGAAGCCGAGACTTTACCTGAGTAAATAGATGATCAGGTAGCGCATTAGGTACCGAAATGGCAGGTGGCACCTCAGGTAGGGGGAAAACTATGTGTTCGCTGTTGTCTGCAATGTTTGGCATATATACATCCTAACATAAAAAGAAAAGGCGACTAGATCACTCTAGTCGCCTGCTCCTTTTGAGCTTATTGCTCTTCGAACCCTGGAGGTATTGAGAAAATACCACTAAAGTACGGTGGGAAGAACGGTGGGAAGAACGGTGGGAAGAACGGTGGGAAGAACGGTGGGAAGAACGGTGGGAAGAACGGGAAGCTAGGTGGGAAGAACGGTGGGAAGAACGGTGGGAAGAACGGTGGGAAGAACGGTGGGAAGAACGGTGGGAAGAACGGGAAGAACGGTGGGAAGAACGGTGGGAAGAATGGAGGGAAGAACGGTGGGAAGAATGGAGGGAAGAACGGTGGGAGCGTGTCAATCTCGTTAGAGTATGCGGACCAAGCAGATATACCATTAGCGTTTGTGGCGTATACACGGTACTTGTTTAAGAGTTCGCCTTCACCCTCTTGTGTAACTGTGAAGGAGTTGGTTGCAGTAGTACCTGTTTTAGGGGTGCCGCCTTCAATCTCCACTGACTCCCAGTTGTAGCCAGAAATAGCTTTACCACCACTGGCGGGAATTGTAAAGGTTACGTCATCTTGATTCTCTACTGTTGACGCTGCTGCTACAGATGCTGGAGCTGCAGGCACGGTTGTTGCTGTAGAGCTAGAAGCGGCCGTGGCACCTGAAGTACCGGAAGGATTTGTCAAGGATATAGACATTACATAAGCAGTATCAGAAGTTAGCCCTGCGACAACAGCGGTGTAAGTACTTCCCGAAGGAGCGGGTAGTGATCCAGAGTCGACAGTAGTGCCACCTGCGGTTATAGTATACGAAGCTGCTTCTGGGGAGAGCGCGTCAATCTCCCAAGTTACAGTTATCGCGCCATCATTGTAGGCACGTGAAGTCCCTACGTCGGTGGCTGTAACGTTTAGGGGTGCTAGGGGCTCTAGGAAGTCATTCTGTGCAGAAGACCTTCCGCCTGCTTCTTTCTTTGCCATTATCTGTTACTCTCTCTTAACTAGTTGCTTACGCTGTGAGGTCGCCGAATAGAATCCAGCTATCGGTGCTACGTTTCATTATAGTACAAGATGACCACTGCGTCCGGAGCTTATTTCCAGGTGTGAAGTTTACAGTCACTCCTGATGCTCCAGATACGGTAACTTGACCTGATCCAGTCTGCATAATATCCATGCTAGCACCTACTGGCCAAGCTAGAGTGGAGTTGGCTGGAATGGTGAAGGTAGTCGCACTGCCGGAGTTCATCTCAACTACGGAATCTTGGTGAGGTAGGGCGTCCAGCGTGTAGCTAGCCGTCTTCTCTGTGAAGGTTGTGAGGGATACAACGCCTGAGGACGTCTGAATAGTGCCGTCTGGGAACACAAGGTTGGTGACGTCTAGGGTTGTGATAGTCGCGTCTACTAGGGTTGGATCCGCCGCTAATGATATCTGAGTTCCAGATACCTCTAGGTTTGTTCCAGCTGTAACGGATCCTGCACCAGAGAACTGTGTGAACTCTAGGTCGTCTGTTCCGACTGTTACAACGTCACCAGAGGTTTTTACCCATCCAGTGTTGTCGTATAGGGTTCCTCCTAGTACGAATACGAAGTCTCCACCGCTCATCTCTAGTGGCTCATCGAAGTCGAGTGCACGTGATGCTGCGCCAGAAGCTGCAGTTACGTAGATACCGTTTTCGCTTGCATCTGTCTGCGCTTTTACGAGAACCCTGTCACCTGTAGCTAGAGTTACTCCGTCGATTACGGTGCTGTCTACTAAACCAGTAGATAGATCTACGTTAGCTGTTGTAGCAGCTTGGGCAGCTTCGTGAATGTGAAGCCCCTGGGAGATTGAGTCTGCATACTGCTTTGTAACTACACCAAGAGCCTGTGTAGGATCTGCAGCAAGAAGTAGAGGTCCAGTCAATGTTCCACCAGCAAGGTTTAGTTTTGCGTCGAGAGCGGTCTGAGCTGCACTAGAAATAGGCTTTGCTAGATCTGCAGTGTTGTCTACGCTACCGAGGCTGACCATTGCAGCAGTTACACCAGAAACAGTTCCAGTAAACGTCGGGCTAGCAGTTGGCGCCTTAGTGTCAATCTGAACTTGAACATCTGAGGTTGTAGTAGATAGGTATCCAATTTCGGCTGCTGATACGCCGTCGATGCTGGTGGATGAGGGGAGTACAACAGTACCAATAAATGTTGGACTATCTAGTGGTGCATAAGTTGATGCGGCAGATGCAGAAGCTAGTTTTGCATCCATCTGTGTTTGGATACCAGAGGTAGTGCCATTTAGGTGGCCAAGCTCTACTGCACTAACACTTCCAATTGACGTGGTAGCTGGCAGTTCTACTGTTCCACTAAAAGTTGGCCCATCTATGTCGGCCTTCTCGTCAATAGTTCCTTGCATTATCGAAGCTGCAGATGTAGTTTGGTACGCTGCAAGGTCTTCTGTGAGCACTAGAAGAGAAGTATCCGCAATTCCGTGGACAGCTGTAGTGTCGGCATTGTGCTCGGTTACGGCAGTTGAGATGTCGGAAGTTACAGCTAGAAGAGAAGTATCCGCAATTCCGTGGACAGCTGTAGTGTCGGCATTGTGGGTAGTTAGATCAACTGTAACTAATAGGTCAGAGGTATCTGCAATTCCGTGGACATCAATTGTTTTGGACTCGTGGTCGCCCAACGCGTCGTTAACTTCTGCCAGCTGAGAGCTGATGACAAGATCTGTCACATCTGCGATGCCGTGAACATTATCTTCTAGGCCAGCATGCGTATCGACTACAAAATCAGCGTAACTCTTGCCAATCCAAGTAACATCATTGTACTCGGTTATGCCGTCGCCGATGCGGGCGTAATTGGTGTCACTCTCTATATAAATAGTGTTTGCGTAAGTTACGGCGTTGGCTGCTCCCAGGTCAGATGCGGTCCCAATTATGTAAGCTAACTTTGTTGCGATATTGGCTGAGACTGTAGAAGCAAAATCTGCATCATCACCGATAGCTGCAGCTAGCTCATTTAGGGTATCTAAAACTCCAGGAGAACTGTCAACAAGTGCTGCAACGGCACTATCGGTATAGCTGGCAGCATTGCCCTGAGCTATATTTGCTTTTGTTTGAGCTCCCGATTGAGTTTCGAGAAGGGAAGTGTCAGCAATACCGTGAATCCCAGTCTGGTCACTATTGTGATCACCTAGTATGGAGTCAGCATGAGCAATAGCGCTATCCTCAGCCTGAGATATCGTCTCACCTATAGTGGTAATAAAATTTGCATCATCACCGATAGCTGCAGCTAGCTCATTTAGGGTATCTAATGCGTCTGGTGCAAGCCCTACAACTCCAGCTATTGCATCAGCTACATAAGCTTCGCTTACTGCTCCGTAAGCTAGCGATGCCCATGCTGTGACGCCATCACCAATCTTAATTGCCGCGGTATCTACTTCATATCCGAGCTCTCCAGTTGCAAGAGTTGGGTTAGCACTAGTCCACTCGGCTGCGGTACCGCGCCTAAATTGAATTCTGACTGACATTTGTCTTATTCCTTAGTTTGCTTAGAAGCTAGTTGGGCTTCCGCCGTCGTAGTTGATATTGTATACGCTTACCGCGTCTCCGCCATCAACGTTTGTGATGTCGGATGCTACCATTGAGACCCATGCTATGCCGTCGTAGGCGTACATTGACCCAACGTCGGATCGAAAGAAGAGGTCACCCTGATCTGCGTCCACAGGGAACGATGTACCCTGTACGATATTGATCGGGGTTAGGAATTTCTTGCTAGCCATTTGGTGACCTCTTTCTTCTGTCCTATTTTAACTTATTTCTGTGTTAGCCAGTTATTACGACTCGATAGCTGTCAGCAGCAACGGTTGTTGATGACATCCATGAGACTGTGACGGTGTTGGTATCGGTGAGGACTACGTCGGCCTCAACAAGTGCATTGGTCGATAGATCGCGTATTTGAGCAGTTACATCAGATGTTCCCAAGTTGTGAGAAATACTGAAGGTTACAACTCCGGCAGATGGTGTTAGCGAACCATTGTTTACTGCGTACTTAGTGGTTGCGCCCAAGTTAGAGCGAGCACCTGCAGCACTGGTTGCGCCAGTACCACCATTAGTGATTCCAACTGTACCGTTTACGTTTTGAGCATTCCCGGATATGTCTCCAGTAATGTCATCGCCGTCGATGGTAGACAGTGCGCTAAATGCTCCTGTACCATTACCAACTAAGTAGCCGGTTAGGCTAGTTGCGCCGGTACCACCATTTGCAACATCAATGGTAGAGCCATTCCAGACTCCGGTAGTGACGGTCCCAAGAGTAGTAATAGATGTCTGACCAACGTAAGTAGCGGCAATATCAATGCTATCGGCGTTAGCAGTAATGCGGTCTGCGGTGCCAACTACGTCTAGAGTCGAGCCGCTCTTAACTATACCGGTACCAGCAACAATTTGACCAGTCCCGGAGAATTGGGTCCAGACCATGTCGTCAGTGCCGATAGTTAGTGGGTTGTCGGAGGATACAACGAATCCAGAGTCAGAGTTTAAGGCACCCTCTTCAACGAATACGAATGTTCCAGCGTTTAACTCATCTGGCTCATCGGCATCGGTAGCCCTAGTCCACGCGCCACCATCAACTACAACGTAAATACCGTTGGTAGCTGCATTGGCTTGGTCTTTAACAAGAACACGATTGCCATCAACTAGTACTACACCGTCAACTGTTTGTAGCCCAGATAGTGTGATTGCAGAATCAGTAGCAGCACGAACCGAACCCTTGATGTCCAGACCCTGAGCAGCAGACTGAATCTCAGATCGTAGAGTTGATAGGACAACATCATCAGCATCGCCGAAAGCCGTAGTGAGTTGCGATACAACTGCATCGTCGGCATTGCCATAGGCAGTAGTCAGTGCGCTGGTTACAGCGTTGTCACCGTCCGTGATTGCCTGGCTTAGCGTACCACTAAGGGTAGTATTTGCACTAGCTGCAGTGTTGGCGGCATCAGATACAGCTTGAGTTACAGAGGCAACGGTAGCAACATTTGCAGTGTCTACAGCAAACGCACCATCGGTTACGGTAAGGGTGCCGTCAGCAGCAGTAATTGCAGCACGTGCGCGAGCGGTGGTGAAGTACTGGCTAGTACCTTCAGCAATGTCGCTGGTGGTCAGACCGTCAGCATATGAAACAGCATTACTGTAAGCAGTGCCCGCAATTGTGTTGGCGTGGTCTTTTGCATTCTGAAGGGCGGTAGCAGCAGTTCCTGCAGCGTCATAGTTAGGAGCTAGACCGTCAGCGTATGAGACAGCGTTGCTGTAAGCAGTGCCAGCCTGAGAGGCTCCTGTACCTGCAGCGTCATAGTCAGATGCCAAGCTATCAGCATATGTATTAGAAGCAGTACCTGCAGAAGCAGCAGCACCAGCGGCATCGAAGGTGCCAGCAGTGACCGAAATAGCATTACCGGTTACGGTAATGCCAGTTCCAGGTACTAGTGTATCCTGCTTAGCAGCAACCAGACCAGTTACTGTGGCTGCAAAGCTTTCGTCGTCAGCAATAGCTGCGGCTAGCTCATTTAGGGTGTTTAAAAGATCGGGGGCTCCGCCTACTAGCTCCGTAACTGCAGCGTCAGCATAGTTCTGAGCAGCAATTTGGGCGGCAGCAGCTGCACCAGCAACGTCATAGTTGGGGGCTAGACCATCAGCGTAACTCTGAGCAGCGCTCTGGGCAGTTGCAGCAGTTCCTGCAGCGTCATAGTTGGGGGCTAGGCTGTCAGCATAAGCTTCGGCAGTTGCCTCAGCGGCGGCTTGCGCACCGATTGGCTCGTAGACAGTAGCTAGACCATCGATTGCTGTTTGGATTGCATCTTCAAGGTTTCCACCTTGAGCTAGAAGCTGCCACACTGAACCATCGTAGTAACGGAGGGTACTATCTACCGTGTTGTAGTAGATCTGCCCCGATACCGGGGAAGAGGGAGCTGTGGCTAGGTTTTGAATCCTAGCATTTAGAAGCTCATTTTTGTTTAGATCGAGCCCTGTTAAGAACTGTTTTGCCATGGTCGTTTTCCTTAGGAGAGGTTCGCAGTGCCGGTTATGGCTACTGAGAAGGTTATGGTTAGAGCATTCTTGTTAGTGTGTTCAATCGCACCTTCCACCAAACTGTTAGCCGTATCAAATACGTTAACAGTCGGATAGAAGCCTAGATTGTGAGTGAGCGACCACACATTGGATGCGGAGCCCTGTACGTGGTCAAAAGAAACTAAAGGTATGAGAGAAGCTGAATCTACTCCGGCGTAGGCAAGAGCATTCCAAGCAGTTAGCCCATCGCCGATCTTGGTCTTAAGGGTGTCAATCTCAACACCCATCTCTCCGCGAGCAAGCGTCGGATTTGCTGAAGTCCAATCAGCAGCTTCGTCGTTCCTGAGCTGAATTTGAATTGCCATACGTTTATACCCCTAATTACTTACTTTGGTTAAAAACTTGATGTAGCTGATCCTCCAATAATAATACCAGATATATTTTCGGCTGATATTTGAGGAGTCTGGTTCATCCAGCGGGCTGTAGGGGCGTCCCAGGCCAAAACTTGTCCCCCATTTAGGTAGGATAATTCTACATCTACCAGGTTACTCACTGCAGATTCGTCTATAGAGGCGTCTACCCACTCTGTCTCATAGTCTGCAGTGCCCACTTTTTTAAGTACTTGCCCGGCAAGGCCTCCGGCTGGGACTCCAGGACCAACTTCGCCTTGAGGCCCTGTCGGTCCTTGAACCCCAATATCCCCGATGGGGGAGACTAGAATATTTAGTAGATCATTATAGGTCCAAGACCGTGCCGTACCTTCTATATACTCAATAGATAAAGTTCGCCAATCACTGGCTATAACAGATCCAGTCACGTAGAACCTGGAAAATTTTGTAGTATTTGTTGAATCTTGAAAAGTGAGTATGGACTTATACCCGTTTGTGGAACTTACCATTATCTCTAGCAGTCCATGCTGCGTATCAATGGAGGAGTCTACGTGCGAAATGTGGATCTCTGTAGCTGACATAAAAACAGCAGTATTGAATGCAAAGTACCCGGACCCAGGTGATTGCGCTGCATGGATGTTCGAGAACCTATACGCTGCGGATAATCCGCCGGTAGCACCGGTATCACCTTTAGGACCTGAAGCTCCTACAGTACCCTGAGCACCTTGAGGACCAGAAGCTGAGACAGATACTTGACGTGCATACCTACCGGAAGTGACATTGCTTACCGTGTACTGAGCCATTATGAAGCCACGTCCTTCCTGATCCCTAATAGAGTGCGATATCTTAGCAGAGTCTCATCAATTATCGCAGATTCTTGGAAGGTTGATACTTTGGCACTCCCTCAGATCTTAGCTTTAAACCATCGAGACGTAGCGGATACCCAGTACACCTGTGATTGCAATAACTGCAGGCGCGGTTTTTACAGTTAGGTCGGAGTAGGTTGCGAAGTGCTCCTGTGGGAACTGCTCGGCAGCTAAGGCACCTGTACCAATTGTGTTGAATCCCTCTCCTGCAACTGCTCCTGCTACGCCTGTAGCCAACTGGTAGGCAGTTGGGATGGCAGCAATACCTGCTTGGCGCACGTTCATAACTAGCACCTTAGCTGGGACTCCTCCACCGAACGGCTCAAAGGCTCCCACCCTACCTGCGCCGTTAGGAACAGTGGTCGAGAACGTTGTGACTGCAATGCTCTTTAGGTGTGTAATAGCAGATGGAGTGGCCGCCATTGTGTCGATTGCAATGTTAGATTCAAAGAACGCACCCTTAGCTGCACTAGAGCCCATTAGCTGAATAAACTTGCCAGCATCTCCAATAAAGTAAGTCATAGCTCCTTGGCTACCTGCAAAGGCACCCATTATTGCTGGGGAAGATAGTGCAAGCGAGTAGTTCGGAGTGCTACCGACCAGGGCATCTAGGGCCGCGGTGTTGGCACCAACTGCGTTCATTAGAAGCGAGCTTGAACTTGCGGCCTCAAAAGCAGGTCCACCAGCAAGGGCTACAACCGCGGCTGAATTGCCAGCAAAGGCCGCCATGATTGTGGGGTTGTCAACGACTGCAGTGATGCTAGGGGATGTTGCCAAGTAGAGCATTGCAGCTGAGCTGGCAGCCAGAGCCTGAGAAGCACCGCCGTTTGCACTTACGGCAGCCAGTGCTACTGGGCTGTCAATTATAGATGCAAGAGTTGGGAAGATGTTGGGGTCAAGTCCAGCAAGAATTGCAGTGGTTGTTGGCACAACGGAGCCAAAGAAAGGGCTTGCTTTAAAGGCAGCCCAGCCAGCAACTGATGAGTACACAATTGGCATAGCTATTGTGCTTCCTGCAATTGCTGCCATAGCAGCTGGCTTAGGGGTAATTTCTGCCATTGCGATAACGCTGTTTGAGACAACTTGCATTCCGTAAACCGAGTTGGTAAGAATGTTCATTCCTGGAACGCTTTCTGCAATGTGCGACATACCAGTAGCATCGTTGGCGAGGACGGCTACAGAAGGGTTGTGCGCAAAAAGAGCTTGTAAGGCTGTGGCAGAACCAGTCACAGAAAGACGTGCAGAAGGGCTGCTAAAGAGTAGTTCGATTGTAGCGAAGCTACTTGGGTTAACTCCAGCCAGTGTTGCAATGGCGTTCTTGGAATTTACCGCGTAAGCGTCAAGTGTGTAAAAGAGGGAGGTTGAGAAGATGTTCCAAGCCACAGGATTTGCAGTTACTGCAATCAGGGATTCTAGGTTCAGGCTCACTGAAGCCATTGCTGTATCCCTAGCAACAATTGCCTGACAAGCGGTTGAGTTCTCACTGGAGGCTAGTGTAAAGACCGCATCAATAGCCTTGTTGCTAGTGATAAGGGCGTTGACTGTTAGGGCGCTGGCAGCCATTCGCCTGGTTTGGCCACGCATCGAAAGTAGAACTTTGAACTCGGCAAGTCTGCCAGAGTCGCTAAGGTAGCTCTCAAGCTCTGTGCCTGAAACGGTCCCACCCTCAACGCTGTTGAGGAGCCTGATTGCTCTAAGTGCTGGCATAGTCTATTTATCTTCCTGTTGATTGTAAGTAAGCTTCGAACCTGATTGGCTCGTCTTCGTCTAGTTCATCTCGTATAGCTGACTCTACTAAGGCCATAGCCTCGTATAAGTCAAGTGCAATTACACTCAAAAGCCATTGACCACTTGAGGTTGTAAAACATGTCTCGTCATCGTCTGGCTCTGCCTGAGAATCCACAAACATAAATAGCCCAAGCCCCTCAACTACTACTGAGTCATCAACCTCTGGAGTGAGCGCTCTAAGTGACGCACGGTTTTCGTAGTCAAGAGCTGTAAGGGAAGTGGCACTTCTTTGAATTACAAGAGGCTCTCCAGTAAGCATTGATTGACCGTTTACAGTGCTGAAGTTTACGCCAGAAATAAGCAAGTCTTGCTTTAGGAGTAGAGCAGATATCGTCTCTGTGCCACTTGGCTTGTCTGTGTCGGCTGTGTTGTCTACGTTGTTGAGTTCTGTAGTAACAATGGCTATTACATCAGCAAACTGACTGACTGCTGCCGAAACTGAAGTCTGCTGGGTAGCAACAGCACTTGTAAGGGTATTGGTGGCTGTGGTTAGGTCTGCGACTGCTGACTCAATAGTCATTACTAAACTCCACTAATGTATTCGATAAAAGTTGCCTGCGTGTTGATAATACTAATCGCAATTGTAATTAAAGGAATCTGAGATGCATTCTCGGAGACCACAATGGCGGCAGTTATGTCTGACTGAAGACTGTCTTTTGAAAAGTTGACAGAATCAAGAAGCGCTGTGGTTTGGGTTGTTAAGTTGTTTATAGCATCTTCAATGGGGGTCATTGGGACTCTCTTCTAAAGTTGGAGAATATCTTTTGATTTTGAATCAAAGTAGACCCTTGGTTAATTATGAACGCGTCGCTAAGTGTACCATCATTGCCAGCTTCACCACTTGGACCAGCTGGCCCCGTTGGGCCTCTTGAACCACTGCCTGAGGAGCCTCCCCTAGGTTGAATATTTACTTTAATTGTTGTGTCCCTACTCTACTCTGTTGATTTGTTATGTGTACGCAAGCATCGCAGTCACTTCACCTGATACAGTGAACGGCGTTGTGCTGTTGTCTTGAACTCCGAGCAAAATAGCAAAAGCTAGGCCTTCACTAAAGTCAATCCCAATCAAAGAGGGCAACGTAAAGTTGCTTGCAGAGTTTGGTGCCAAAGTTATGGTAATCATAGGCACGTCAGTCCCGACAGTAGGGGCTGTTGCTTGATTGTATAGCTTGAAAAATCTCTGTGTTGCTGCGCCGTTTACAATGTGCAAAATGCTGAGGTTGCTCGCCCCCGACTTGACCAGCGTTGAGTTTACTCCTACGCCTGATATTACTTTTAGGTAAATAGGGGATGCCTCGTTTGCTGGCAAGAACTTGACCGAACCTATTGCCTCGGTGCCAGCTCCTAGGCCCACAGTACCCGTTACAGGGTACGAAGGTGGAAAGTTGGTTACAGCTAGGGTTCCATCAACAATTCCAGTTGAGCTAATTTGCCCTGAGTCGTTGGTGACTTTATATCCAAGAGCAGTCCCTGTCACAGTCCCAGAAACGTATTCTGTAACTCGAACCCTAAGATACTTAAAAAGGATAGGAATCTTAACAAGTCCAGGCCCAGTTAACGTCGTAGTGTAGGGGTCAAGTAGTGCTGCTGGGTTTTGGACTACGGTTTGATAAAATGTTCCATTGTCATTAGACCCTTCAAAAGCTATAGTCCCAACGAAGGTCCCCGCTATTTGTAAAGATACCCACTTGTAATCTGACACTTCTAGAGAGGCTATAACGTCTGTATTTACTGCAGTTACAGGGGAGGTTTCGATTGCATCGGGTCTCGGGTAAAACGGACGTTCTACGCCATCGCTGTCGTAATTAGTAACTCTGATTGCCTTGCTTACACTGTCTACGCTTAAGAGGTCAGAACTTTGACCGCTTTTGATTTCTACTGCCATTTTTAACTCCTTTTTTTATTAGGTTATTAACCAATCAATTTCGTATGTGCCGTTTGCTCGTGCATTATCCATCTCGCCATAAATCGTGAACCCTACGCCTGCTACCAAATCTTTAACTGCCAGCCTTATGGGGTCAATCAGCAAGTCATCTATTCTGTGTTCTGGTGTAGCTACAATCTTTAGGGTCGTGATTATTACTGAACTCGTTGATACGCTAACCAAACCCGTTAGAACTGTTTCTGTTGTTAAACTTCCAGTGCCAAAATCTAACGTGGCAGTGCCTTTTACAACATCAATACCTGAAGGTCCTGTTGGCCCAGTAACTTCAGGACCAGTTGGGCCCGTGGGACCTGGAACAGTGGAAGCTGCTCCCGTAGGACCAGTAGGTCCTTGCTCACCGCCACCTGTATCTCTAGGTTGAATAACTACTTTCACTGGGAATCTCCTAAGTTAGGTCGTACCAAGTGAAAGCGGACTTTAGGGTGCCTTCTGAATAAGAAGTGGCCTTTGCTGCAAGGACCATTACGTCACTCACAGGCGGAACCGCATTGGACCTGCCAAATTGCAGGTTTAGGTTTGTGATGTCGCCGTAGTTGATTGGCACTGAAGTTTGGTTGTTGGCACCGAAAAAGCCTTCGAGAAGCTTCCTCCCGCCAGCCGTGGCGGTGGCGGTCACGTTGTACTCGACGTTGCCTTTTTCCTCGGACGTCTCCCAAGTACCTCCCGTTACTGAAGAAGGATTGAGAATAAGTGCCCACTCAAAATCGTTATCGGTCAGGGGGAAAATAGATAGTAGCTCTGGGATTACGACAGCTCCGTCGCTTCTGCCCTCTTTCATGCGAACGGCCACGAGGGGGTAATACTCTGTGCCTACTTCGGTTGCGCCCCTTGAGGCAGTCCAAATGTCTGTGCCAGTTAGAGTTCCACCGTTGAGAATTACAGAAGAAGCAATCTGCTTGAAAGAGCTAACGGTGGCAGTTGTTTGCTTGTTTGTGAGCTCGAAACGAAGCGGCATAGGCCCGCCAGACATGTACGAAGTCTCAAGGTAGTTAGAGTGATTGAACTGGTGAGCAATAACAAAGTACCCGTCAATTACAAAGCCAATTCTGGCCGCGCCGATACCAAACCACTCAAGCTCGATGAAGAGTATCTGAATTGCTGCTAGGTCGAGAGCAACATCGCTTGGGCCAGTGCCATCAAGCCTGTCAACGTTCCACTGAGATTGTGGAACCCTAATGTCTACTGGAGCTCCAGTGCTGTTGGAGCGCTTCACTAAATAAAGAATGTTGTCATCTAGCTCTAAGAAAAAGCCTTTTGACCTTGTAAAGTGCCCCACTCGTTGGCGCAAGCCAGTCTGAGGAGAAGCAAAACCAAATGTTGACATTGACTGAATAGACTTACCAGCTTGATAAGGAAAGACCCTGTTGCTTTCTCGGGAAACTTCTGAGCCGTTCTCAGTGGTTACGTTTAGGTACGCTGTGCTTTCATCGGCATTGAAGGTTACTGTTGCGTTATTCGCTAGCTGGTCGCTGTAGTACCCGTTATCCTGGTAATTGTGCACAGAATCAAATAAGGTAAAAGCTGAAGACACTTTTGTACGCCCAAACATGTCTGAGCGAAACGCGTTTACCTGAGCCTTAGAGGGCTTAGAGACATTAGTGTCTGGCGTAGTGGGCATCATACTAGTATAAAGTAATAAGGTAGAGTTGACTTCTGCAGGGAAGTGTGTATAATAGAATGTATCGGCGAAAGGGAGACGATGGCTCGTAAGAAAAAAACAGATATAAAAGCAGATAACCCCGCTGCGCACTGGATTATAAAAGACAAAGTTGTTATCAACGGGCGTCACGTTGAAAAGGGGACAGAGATTTCTATAACTGGCGAACGCGGTCGGTTCAAGTTTTTAAGGCACGTTTACAATCCAGCTATCGATGTTGAATGGATTGATTGCTACGGCGGAAAAAAGGGCACGTGGGAGTGGCGGTCGTTCCATATGGTCAGAGTTAAGCGAGTTCACTACAAAAAGAAGATTCGCCTGTCCGATAAGGAAATTAAAGACCAAGGTAAACTGGACACATGAGATGCATATCTTCGTGTGGCTACTCGCACAAACCAGACAATCTGACTTTGCTAGTTCGCCACATAGAAGACTGTATGGCGAACGGTTACTGCAAAGCTTTGACTGAAGACCCTCAGGTGATTTGGCAAGACGGGGAGTTCACCGTTGTCCCCCATTTAAGTGCTTCTATAAACGGAGTCAATCCGACTGTTTTCGAGATAAACCTTATAAAAAAGGTACCAGTCAAGTTGACTGCAACGAATACAAAAACTGCAGGAGAAGCAGCTTCTGGAAGAATACAAGGAATTAGCGCTTCTATGAGCGTGGCAGAGAAGTCAAGACCTCAAGGGAAGCAGGCCCCAACGGGAAAAACAATACGGGCTAACTTAGACTAAAAGCTACTTAGATAGCAACATAGCTGACTCATCAAGAATGTCTTCTGCGATTTCGTAGAGGGCTTCTTTGTTTGCCAAGAAGTGGTGTCGGCAAAAGTGGAGCTTGCCAGTAGCGAGAGTCACTGCAAAGTAGGCACTCTGAGGACATGCATCACAACGCTCAAACTGAGTCTCCCAAAGCTTGTCTAGAGTCTCTGTCTGCTCGCTGTCGTCGGTCCAAGTTTCAGTAGATTCATTAATGATTTAAGCCCTCGTAGATTTCTTTGCATGTGGGACAGATTGGATAATTGTCTGGGTTACGATGAGCAACCCAAAACTTTCCGCAAAGCGCCATGATTGGTAGTCCATTTACTAATGATTCCATCGCCTCATCCGCGGGAGCGTAGTGCGAGTTGCGCTCGTGGTCCCCGTCATCAGTCCAAGTACTGGTACTGGTGTCTTCTTGGGCTAGCGAGCCTGTCAAAGGTTTGAGTGTCATTTACACAGTTTAGTATGTAACGGGCTGTAGTGATTCGAGAACGGTCTTAACTGGAAGTATCGCGATGTGGCTAGAAACGTCTTCACGTCCAAAAGATATTAGGAAGTCCTTGTCCCGCATAATCAAACCAGCCGCAAACTCAACTCCTGGCTTGTAGAACTGAAACGCTTTAGACAATCCAATAATGTTGCCTTTAAAGTCGTACTGAGCAAAGTAATGAAAATAGTGCATATCCTGAGTTTGAACTGTCCCAAAAGTAGTTGAGTCTACCCCTCTGGCAACTTGGCTGTACTTTTTATGCAGGACTGCTAAGTAGGTGTTGTTGCCAAGCAAGTGGAGGTTGGTACTGCCTCTAAGCATCGAAAGCTCTGGCTTGTCTGTCATGTAGCTAGTCAAGCGATTGTTTTTTATGGTTGCGTTAGGGCCGTAGACAAAATCAAAGTGAGGGTTATGTTGATAAGGAACCATCCAGTTCTTTTCTGGACGCATTGGCTCTGGTCCTGAATGCTGCACGAAGTCAATAACTTTGACTGCTTTAGAATCTAGCTTTGCAACAGCAGTGCGAGCAACTCCAGGATGGTCGCCCTCGGTAACAACACAAGTAAAGTTCCAAGAGCTATCACGCCAGAATAACTTTGGGTCCTCAAAGCCGCAAGGAAACTCAGACTCTAGGCCGTCGAAGTCAATCTTGCGGAGGTTTCGTAGCTTTAGATTGTTGTCTAGCTCCGAAAACCAAACTTGAGACTTGAGAGAGTTGCCTTCTAAAAGCTGATAAGACTTGGCGCTGTTGATTATAAAGTTGCTAGAGCGAATGGCTATTGCCATGCCCTTCTTGTTTTGATACCCGATAGACGGGTTGAAAGCCGACCAGTTGGGGCGGTTGCGCTCAACGTTCCTGAGCAGGTCAATCACACTCCCGCCAAGCTGTTTTATTGTGGGAGCGTTTTCTGGCCTAAGGTCACGCATAATAGAAGTCTAGCTTACTTGCGCCAAAACTTATACCCAGCCCGCCAGACTACTAGTCCAGCAATAGCTAGCAGGTATGCCCAGCCGCTTCCAAATATCTCTCTCATAAAGTCTCCCATTACTGTACCTCCTCTATAGACGCTATCTCGGTGGAGATTATCCAGCCGTCTTTGCCGCCTATGTACATGCGCTTCCCGACCTGAATTGGGAGCATCCTGCCAGAATCCTCGTCCTTGTACGGCTGTGGAATCTCAGAAGTAGGGCTGCCCTCCTCATAATCAAAACAATACTTGTACCAATACTTGAATTCGAACTGCCCATTGCGTATGCAGAATCCGTTGCTGAGGTCATAAACACTGCCTGACTCAGTTGTGATTATCATCTGGTCTTCCTGTCACAGAAAAATACGAACACTCTCTTGCCAATAATGATGTCCAGAGTTGGTTGGGTCTTCATGTCATACAGGTTGATGCCGAACACATACTCAGCACCTATCGTGCCAGAGTGCTTGTAGCTTCTAAACTTAATCATCGCATTGCACCTTTCAAAAATTCGAAACAATAAATATGCATTAGTGAGTCCCAGCCAGCGTCATGCTGATTCTCTGTGCCTATCTTCTTAATAGCATACTCTTTTGCTTTCTTTTTCCAGGTTTCTGCCTTGACTGGCATCCCGTTTTCTTCCTTGTAGTCCAACGCAAAACAAAGCGCGTTCAGGTCAACAGTTCTTCTTGAGAAGAGTGAGTAGGTTTTAGGCAGGGAGTCCTTCACAAAGGGCATGTCAAATGCGCCAACGTTAAACCCGACAGGGATAGTTTTACCCCTGCTGTTAGTATCTACTCCTATTGCAATCAACCAATC